GAGATTTATCTCTTTTTGTGTTGGCTTTTTTTGTGTTTGTTTCTCTGTATGTTTAATAAGAATATGAATGTATGTGAGCATATGAATTGTTTAATGAGTGGATATATGCGCTTTCCTTTCAGGTATAGCTGAAATGTATATGTGTGCGTTTTTTGTTGTTTCTATTTTTAACCGCTTTTTTCTTTTGCGGTGAAGTTCATTTGTAAATTTGAATTTTATATGTTTCTGCATGCATAGTTTTAAAAGAGTTATGAGGATATACTTCTGTTTTACTTTCTTGTTGAGTGAATATGTTTTATGGTGTTTTGTGTTTAATTCAAACAGACGTTAAACTGCATATCTCTGTGTTTATGTTCTGTTTCATTGATGGGGTTGCGTTTTTGTTTTTCTAATTTTAGTAATCTTGCTTTGCGTTGTTTTTCTTTTGTTGCATTGGATGTTTTATAACCTGCAGGGCGACCACGTTTCCTTTTCTTTGGTGGAGTATCTTCCTTTGGTGTTGTATAAGTGTTGATGATTTCTATTGGAGAGAGATCTGCTGTTTTTGTTTGTTGTTCTGGGGTTGATTTAATTAAAGATTCAGATTTAGCAGCTGATTCATTGAGTGCTTCTTTGATTTGGTTTAAGAGTTTGTTTTCTTCTTCCAATATAACAACACGTTCTGATAGTTGTGTAATGATGTTTTGCATTTTATCCATCTGTTGCTGCATCAATTGAAGTGTGTTATCTTCTTGGGGAGGTTTTGATGAAACATGTTGTGTGAATTCTTCTTGTGAAACAGCAGCAACCTCATTATCAGATTTCATTGATAGTAAATCATCAAAAATAGCATCATCAACTGTTAATGCTGCCTTTCCTGCTTCTTCCAATATTTTATCTTTGCATTCTTGTGCAACCTGAGGATCATTTAAGGAGATACCTTTTTGTTCAAGTATATATTTCAGGCCATTTCTGCTTTTCATTGATCCGTTCCAAAGAAACTCATTAGGGATTGAATCCCAAATATCCCAAGCTAATTCATCTTGAGGTTGAGTAAATGTTTTGTTTAATACAACAACTGTATCACTGAGTAATGGAATACTATCATCTGTTTCTGCAAACAATTCTTCTTCCATTGATTTCTTATCTACAGCAATTGTTTCTTCTAAATCTTCAAAACTTAATTTACTCATCATCTTCTCCTTAATTTAATTGAGTTCTTTTGCATGTTCTACTCTTAATTATAACAGAACTTGAGTAAATATAAAACTTTTTTTCATTTATTTTGTTTTATTTGTTTGAAGTAATGGTAAATCCAACGATTTGCTTCCAAAAAAAAATCTCCGAAGAGATCTTTTAGTATAAAAACTATAGTTGGCAACATAACACTAAACAACACGAAAGAAAAACACATTCCAAAAAGGAAAACTAATGAGAAAACAACTCATCAAACAACTTATAGTTCTTACATCTTTAATTATATGCTTACTTGCCTATTTTGTAAAATTATTTTGCTTTTTTAATAAAAAAAGTGTGTGCAAAAGCATGCAAAATAAAAAAATGATATACAAGATACCACAATATCCGCAGTTTTCATTACAATACTCCTTAAAAATTTAATATTATTGATGTTGTTTTCATTTCAACTCCATCTTTATAATCATAATAATCAATAATCAATTGATTGCGAAACCATTTAAATATTTTTTTATGCTTAATTTCATTTTGTGGTTCAGAATCTGTATAAACTGTTTCCAATGTTGTTAATGCCTCAGTATTATATTGGCATATAACTCTTCTGATCTGATAGTTTAGGTTGTGTTCAATTGCTGTTACTGGATAAATACATTCTGTATATGCACTTAAATCAAGTTTATCTTTTGAAATCCTTATATCAACAATATCTCTTTGATGAGTATCTTCTCCACAAGAAAGCAATAAAAATATATAACTTATATATATCAGCAATAAATATTTCATTCTACTCGATTAATGAATCTGCTTCTGTTGCAAGAGGAGAACGATATCCCTTTGTAAAATGAACATGAGCTGCCAATTTACTTCCTTTGAATTTATCTGCAATGATTGTTAAACCATTTGATCTTTCATCAAGATATTGAGTATCTATTTGTTTGGTATCACCAATTAAAACTATTTTACTGCCTTCTGCAACTCTTGTAATGATTGTTTTAAGTTCATGTTTTGTTGCATTTTGTGCTTCATCAACAATTATAAAGCAATCCTTTAAAGATCTACCTCTGATAAATGAAATGGGTGCAATATCTATTTTCTTTTTCTCTCTCAAAAGGTGAAAATAATCTAAGTTTCCAAAAGCATTCTGAAAGTTATCAGATAATGGTGCCAAGAATGGATCAAACTTCTCTTCCAAAGTTCCAGGAAGAAAACCAATTCCTTTATCTACAGTTGCGATAGGCCTTGTATATATAATCCTCTCATAATTGCCATTGTTTAACTCAGATAATGCAGCCATTAATGCCAAATATGTTTTACCACTTCCTGGGATACCTGATAATGATACCAAAGGAATAGCTTCTGTAATCATTGCTGATAATGCAAAGAGTTGTTCTTTGTTTTTAGGTGTTGATCCAGTTTCTTTTTTTATTTCTTCTGGAGAAAACAGCAATCTTACCTTATCAGCAAATAACCATACCAATGCAGATGCTTGGCCACATTTTAATACAGCAAATTGGTTCTCAGATAATCCCCATTTTTTATTCAGATCCATTTCTTGATCTTTATATAGTTTATCAATGGTTTGTTTGGAAACCTTTATCTCCTTCCAACCAGTTAATTCTGCATCAACATCTTCATAATCTGTATAATAATCTCCTGCTTCAATTCCTAATGCATCAGATTTAACTCGAAGGTTTATATCCTTTGATACCAAACGAACTCTTGCTTGTGGCTTTGATTGTTTTAACCAAGCACAAGTTGCAAGAATTTTATGATCATTTGTTCTTTCTTCAAGAGTTATCATTGTATCTTTGCAAAAATCTTTAATGATTGTTAATGATGCTTCACCAAAAGGAACGCCTTCTGCTAAATTACCTTCACTGCGACAACCATCCAATAATCTGTTAATGTATCTGGCGTTTTCTCCTAATACACCTTCGGCTGTTTTCTTCCTATCCAACTCCTCTAATACAACCAAAGGCAAGTATATGTTATTGTTGCCTAAATTATGGATTGCGTTTCTATCATAGAGAATAACGGAAGTATCTAATACTATTATCTTTTCTTTATCACTCATCAGTTGAATCTCCTCCTGATAATTCTAATGCTAATGCATCACCTAATTGTTTAAGATCTGAGGGTTTAACCTCTAATAATTTTGCAGCATGTTCCTGCATCTCATCTTGAGTTAATCTCATTGAATTTGCTTTTTCAACATTTAAACTCACCACTTCAGCGCCAACCAATCTTGCTCTTCTTGTTGAACTTTCTCCTATTAACTTTAAAAAGGGTATAACATTTTTTCCATCTGGATCTTGTTGTATTTTACTCCAACAAAATTGTGAGATAGCTTCATTTTCATTATACAGTTTTTCTCTTCTTATATTAACTTCTGGGATTGTAAGATCTGATTCCCATTTAGCTTTTATTTCTTTAATGAATGTTGATGTTGTTGGAACTGAAAGTGATGTTAGTTTAGCTATTTTCTGTGCAGATTTAACACCTCTTATCAAACAATTCTCAACAACAATAATCCATCTACTCCTATCAATTGGAGAAAAAGGGCCTTTGGTTTGAACAGGAAGATCAAGATCAGAAACCAGAGAAAAACTTTGATGGGTTTGACGACCACTTTCAAACAAATCTTCCTCAGGATTAGTTATTAACTCAACATCTTCATCAGTAATTTTGCTTAACTTATGTTTTACATCATTATTAGAAAAATGTTTTAATCCAGTTGCTTCAACTTTTACTTTTTTTTTGGCCATTATTTTACCCCATGATAAATAAAGGTTCCAGTTGTGATACCAACAGAAACACCTAAACCAATTTTGAGCCAAAACAACTGATCATCTTTTGAATCAATTAACTTTTCATTTGATGCCTTTAATGTTTTAGCATCTTCCAATTGTTGTATTAACTGCTCATTTAAATCCTTACATTGTTGAGCAGCAATTGCAGCAGCATCAGCGCAAATCTTTCTTTCTTTATCTTTTGCTGCTTGTAATTCACCATCAACAGATTTAATAATTCTGCGAACACTTTTCCAATCATTTTCTGTAAGTAAATAGCCAGCAATTGGTGCAGGAACATGATCGTTTAAAAACCATACTTGTAATTTAATCTCACCAAGATCAACCTCAGGCATAAGTTCAGGTTCCCATTTAAATACAGATGGTGATTGTGAATCTCCTGTATATGGCACTGTTTTACCTAATTGTGCAATCATTATAGGATTAATAGGCTTTAAATGCTTCTCTGTTAATTTCCAAGGTTTTGCTAATGCAATATTACAGAACATTACTGTTGATAACAACAGAGCTATTATGTGGTTCATCTTATTAACTTCCTTCTCTTGCATTGTTTATATAATGCACTGGCTTTTTCACAATCCACAATTTGAGATTCTGCTTCATGTTTATCTATTTCTTTTTGGATCTTTACTTTGCATTCTTTATCAGATTTATCTCTTTGAGCATTTAATTCTTTTGTTTTATCTTCCTTACATTTATTCCAGTTTGCAAAGTATTTATCTCTTGCTTTCATTTCCTGAAAACATACTTCATTCTTTGGTGGGCAATGTTTGGCGTTATAACCTAAGGCAAATGCGATTAATCCACTTAAAACGAGGATTATCATTCTTTGATTTTTTGCATCTTTTAAAAAGCTTAATGCAAGATTTGAATACGGGTCCATAATTATTTACTCCTTTGGATTTGCAAATCCGTTTTTTTGGCCTTTCTTACGACCTTTTTTAAATCTCTCTTCTGGCGGTAATGATTCTATATATTCTTTATCTTTTTGCAGGCAAGATTTTTGAACATCAACAATTGATTGCTTAAGCTTTCTAATTCTGGATCTCAATAATCTTGAAGTTCCCTTTGAATATAAACGTTCCAAAGATTTCATTAGCACAACGATCTCTTCTATTTGAGATACGTATTTTTGCACCTCATTTTTTTCATCATCAAAACTGATCATTATTTTACCCCACTATAACTTTCTTCAAACGATTTGTGTTTCCAGCAACATATAATTCATTTCCAATCTTAAAACATTTATTATCATGAAAGTTTGATACCCATAAAGAGTTAAATGTTTTGTGAAGATCTTGGCAAAGGTTTCTTATTTCATTTCTATGAAGCTGGCCACTCAAATCAACATGCGCCATTATTACCTGAAAATATATCTTAATGCATTTCTCAAGGTTTCCTGTTGCATATTTTAATGGGTGTTTTGTTTTGAATTCAATAGATAATGTATGATAACTCTTATCAACAATAAACCACTTCAGCAATTTGTTTGCATATTCAATTGCATTTGTTTCACCGATTTTATCACACATCATAAGAAATAAATCATTAACTTCAGATTTAACGATCTCTTCTTTTGGCTCTTTCTTTTCATCTTCTTGAGCTGCCCAATCCAAATATAGATTATAGGCCATATCAGAGAAATAAAACTCAGAATCTTCTTTCTTCCAATCCTCTTCTCCTAATATTGATTTAACTTCTTTTCTTCTTACAAAGTTGCCTGGTGAAAACTTATTAGATAATCCAATTTTTCTCCACATTTCTGTTGCATTTTGCATAATTTGTTATCTCCTATTTTATTTTAATATATTATTTTTTTACTTTTATTACAAAAAACTTAAAAAGGTTTTACTTTTTCTTGCTCATTATACTGATTTGGCTGCCATGCTGGTTGATTTTGATTCCAAGATGATTTCCATGGTGGAGTTTGATCACCAGATTGCTCTGTTTTGAACTGTTGTGGCTTATTAAGGTTATTGTATGCCCTTAAATATTCATTCATTCTGTCATAATCATATTCAGTATAGATCTTATCCAAATCAGGGAAATCATCTGTTAATGCTGAAATATCCATATTAAGTTGTGTGCTCCATTCATCACCCTTTATATCAAAACGAAGCCACTTATCTTTCTTATATGCTTTAACAACAATATCAAATCCATTTACAGGATCAACAGCATTTTGATACTTTTCATGGATAAAGATTGAGATTAAATCTCCATAAATCTTTTCATTGAATGTAAATACTTGCACTCCTTTATGTTCTTCACCTCTTACAATTACAGGTGCAGCACAACGAAGCTTTGGTTTGAATGGCTTACAATAATTCCAGTTATTACTTAATCCGGGATCTTGTTGTATCTTTAAAAACTCTTCATGAATTGGATCTGGCTTATTTAATTTATGTGTGCATTTAAAAAACTGCTTTGCGATTCCGTAATACAACCAATACTCATTACAGAAACTTCCGTTTTCCATTGGTAAAAATCTTACCTTATATGTTTTGCCTTCTTCAAAATTAACATATTTAATTTCCTTTTCAACTTCTTTGGGTTGTTGGATATCATTCATTCTATTTTTAAGATATTGTATGTTGAGCATTTATTTTTCCTTTCGATAAAAAATATAATAAATTTGCTTATTATGATTATATATATTAAAGAAGTTTTATATTTTATAAAATAAAAATAAAATATTTTTCACATTATGATTTAAATAGGAGAAAAAGTGAAATGAGTAATAACTTTGCTAAGAAGATAAATCGATTAAAAAGACGCGAGGCGGAGAAAGAGATTAATAAAGAGATAAAGAAGATCACTCAAAACGGTAAAATTGCTTTGGGTGAAGGTTATCTTTTATACTTAAAAAAAATACATACTTTTTTTGCAAAACGTTGGGATGAACTAAATGAAGATCATCAGGAAGCAATTACAAAGATGTTGCGACATGTTCCTGATATTGCACACCACTTAAATGATATATTCTGGGAAAATAGAGATGAGAAAGGTGAGTTATCAGATTCAAGATGGTGTGTTAATACTAAACAAGCTGAACTTTTGGTTATGCTTGCAATTCCCAGAGAAGAGGAAGAAGTTGTAATGATGGATCAAGAAGCTATTAAAACTAAAATCTTTGGATTGGATGGGAGGGTTTTGAATTAAGTTATTTAAGTTATTTAAGTTGATTTAACTTGGATTTAACTTAAACCTATAACAATGGCATCTGCAATATCATTTGCATGATCTGCCCATGTTTCTTGCCCTTTCCTTGGGCCACCTTTAAGAATCTTTCTTGGGAGTGGATAATAATGCTGATGAACGAATTCACAGATTTGTTCTTTTGTATCTTTCTGTTTATCCAGTTTAATCCCTATTGATTTCCTTGCAACATTACTGGCAATCATATTGGGACGCAAAGAAAGTTTAACGTACATCAAGTATTGAACTGCTGTATTAAATCCTGCCAACTTTGTAATTGTTGCAGCAGAACTCATGCCTTTTCTAAATGATTGTAAAAACTGTTCGATACGAACTTCTTTAATTTTATATTTTACTTTTTGAAATGTTGGATCATTATCAAACCAATCACTTGTTTCCTGAATTTTATCAATCAAATCTTTTGTTTTCTTCAAACTGATATAGTTTATTGAACTTACTTTGCCGTTATTTATCAGAGCAACACCAATTGTTGTTGTTGAAATATCTAATGCTAAAATCATAATTATTTTCCCTTTTTTCTTTTTCTGCTTATAGGTATATATAAGGAGGTTTGTTATGTACGATGAACTTGTTATTGAATATATAAAAAAAAAGGAAGAACAAGAGAAGGAATTTGAACGACCTTTCCTTGAACTTCCTGTGCCTCATTATGAGGATAGAGTTGCTGAAGATTTAACTCCAGAACCCAAGAGAGTTATTATCATTGAATTATGAAGCTAACAAATTTTCTGGAAAGTAAATCATTTCCGGATTAGGATTTGTTCTTGTTGCTCTTGGCATATGAGATACTAATCCTCTTTTCTTTGCACATCTTGCTTCATGTTGATTGATGTGGAATGCTGAATGTTGTGAGAAACAGTATTTGCATGTTTTATCTTTCTTCATTGTATTGTGATTCCCAGATTTCATTTGAGATCTTGATCCAGCAATACCACCAAGCTTTTGTGCTTTATGACGAACTTTTGGATTATGAAAACATCCAGTTTTATTTGCCTTATTAGTTACAGCAGATTTTAAAGCACCTGTTGGATTACCTAAACGATCAACATCATGGTGATTCTCTTTTGGAGTTGCGAAATAAAGATGTTCTGGATTAACACAGATTTGTTTTGCACTGCTGCAGTTTTCACAAAGATGTGCAACATGCCATCTTGCTCCAAAAGGTTTTGCCATTCCAACATGTGCCTCAAGATTTCTTCTGGCTTGTGCTTTTTGTGCGCCAATTGAAAATGGAGTTCCATCTTCTTTTAAATGAAATTGGCAAGGTGTTGTAACATCTGTATGTGATACACGGTTTGATCTATCACTGTTGAAATAAACTGTATAATTGGTTGCCATCACAAGCACTTCTTCTGGTGTATGATCAGGATTGAGGTCGCCCATTAGTTCAACTACATCTTGGAATTGTTTTTCTGTTTTAACGAAAGTATTGTTACACATAATTTATTGCTCCTTTTAAGCTTAGTTTGTTTTTGTGTGTTTTTGAGGCTGTTGTTAGGTTTTGTTTTTTTGCCTAACACTACTAACTATAAGGGAGTGGAGCAAACTGTTAAATTTTTTTACAATTATTTTATATTTTTTTGTTAAGTGTTGATTTTCATTGACTATTTATTTTTAACTTTTTTTTGATGGTGCTGGCTCAAGTGTTAATTTCCATATAATTCTTCCATCCAAGGAGCACAATCCCATTTATTTTTACTTAAATTGTGATGCCCAACAACGGAAAACTTTGATGCATCTTTTACAGAATATACTTCTTCATCCAAACATTTAGGTTTATGATCCAATTCTGCAATCTTTCTTAAATCCTCAATAAACTCAGATGCGATTCTTGCAATTTCTGGATCTAAATCAACACATTCACTTGGGCCTCTCCCTGAAGGATTGGGTATTACTTGTGCATCAGGATAAAACTTTTGTGTATGTTTGAGGTATTTAGGTGATGGATGTTGTGTAATATCAATCCCTATTGAATAACCATTAAACTTTCCTGCATGATATGCAACTACACCAGTATCAAGCCATTGATCAATTTCATATCTTTCTTCAACTGGATCCCATCCAATTCCAAAGTGTGAAGATACATGACGATCCTTTGCACCAAAAAACACCATATAACAATGTTTTACGTTTAAGCCACCCCAATGAACGCATATGGATGAAGCATCACCTTTACGCATTCGATGATTTCTGGTGCCATCTGGCAGCTGCCATAATGAATGTTTGTGATCAACAACATATGATGCTCCTGGGATTGGTACAATTTTACCCATATGTGCAATTACTGGGCCACCATAATATTCCTCCGCAGCTTTCAAAGATCCCTTGCCAAATATTCCGTCAGCATGCACTCCAATTTCTTCCTGAAGTTGTTTAACATACTCTTTGTTTTTATTTACTAACTCAAACATATTTCAATTCCTTTCATCAAGTAATTATATACTGAAATATAGTATTTTAACTATTTATTTTTTTATTTTGTAAATTGCATTGTAAATTTGTTATTATATAAAACATAAGGGTTTTGAAGAGAGATTGAAAAGTTGCTTCCCTACGCGTACGCGCCCGGCCACCTACTTCTTCTACTACCCTATATCCCTTCTTCTTCTTCATTTAAGATTTCGTTACACTCAACTTAAATTCATCATCAGAAGTTATTAATACTAATTAAGATTTTATTTAAGTTTCGTACCTCAACTTAAAACAACTTAATATAAACAATTAACTTAAATAACTTAAAGTTTAACTTAAATAACTTAAATACATTTTCAGATTAAATAAAATAATTTAAATTAATTTATATAAAAACTAAAGTAACTACATACTTAATATTAAGAAATAACAATAGTTATTATATTTCAGTATATAAGATACTAATTTCTACAGTATCAGAAAGTTATTTAAGAATATGAGATTACTAATAAATCTTACGACATCAGAGCTTAAAGAAATTGATTCTTTAGCAAAACAAAGATTTGAAAATGCAAAGAAGAACTCAAGGCAATACTCTTGGGGAAATAAACCTGCACCAAAAACACACAAACGTGATGTTTTAGGTTTATCAGGTGAGTGGGTAATCAAGAAGTTTTTAGAAAAATATAATTATAAAATTCTTGATGATTCAACAAGAGATGTTCAAAGCAGAAAATCAAAAGATGATAAATGGGATTTTGTTTTTGAGGATAAGAATGGAAATAAACATTCTCTTGAAGTTAAAACAACTAAAACATTGTTTCATGCACATTTATTAATCCCAAGGCATAGAAAAAAATATGCTTCTGATATTTATTGTTTGGTAAAGAAACTTAATAGAAATACATATGAAGTTTGTGGATTTATCAACAAAGATAAAGCTTTTAAATTTTACAACAAAGAACGTGCTTCACCTTGTTTTGAAACACACGAAGATCTATTACAGAAATTGGAGAGAATGATATGATTTATGATTATTACAGATACGAGGATTTAACTCTACAAACATGGTGTGCATTGTTTATATAAACTATCAAGTAAATGAAAAACATCAAACAGGGATCAACGTCGTGATCCAAAATATAATTAAACAAACAAAAAATAAAACATATAATAATTAATAACACTAAGGAGAGATTATGAAGATTGCAAGTGATGCAGAACGTAAATATTACATGGAAAAACTTGAAGAAATTGTTGGTGCAATTGAGAAGTATGATGCAAAGAAAAAGAAACTACAAGATGTTTCATTTCCATCAGATTTTGTAAATGTTGTTCATTTCGTTAAAGGATCAGTTGGTGAATCAGATTTTTCATGGATTGGTAAGTGGTAATGAGTGATAAAATAAATGAGAAACCTATTTGGGGTTCTATACATCTTACTGAAGATGGTAATTTGATTGTGGATATTCCTCAGGATACTGAATTGCATGGTGAAGAATTTGCAAAACCTAAAACAATGATGGATTTCATTATCTTTGCTGCAAACAATCAAGATTGTATAAATCTATTTAACTGTGCAGAACAATTGAAAAAATCATTGGATGAAAATGATATACTTACTGCTCAAGTTCAAAAGAACCTTGAAAAAACAACTGCTGTTTTAAACCACAAGGAAGTTTGGCAGTTTATTGATGATTTCCATAGCGATAAATTTAAGTTTGCTGACGAAACATCTCCAACATCTCGTGATAAAGATTTTGCTCACCGTTGGCTTAATGAAAAAGATAAGATAACTTACCATTAGGAGATCTTCAAATGATTACAATTATACTATCAGCACTTTCGTTGCTATCACTCGTTTCTTTGTTTCTAACAATTTATTTTTTACGACAAAGCAGCCAATTTCAACAGCATGTTTTATCACAGATTATTGCAACGGAAGAGAAAACATTGGAAAATACAATGAATCTTCAACTGATGATTGATGATCTTGTGGAATATAAAAAAGATATTACTGTTGAAGTTTATAATGCAAAACTTGCGCATAAAAAAACCGCAGCTAATCCAGATGTATAACGCAAGAATTATCTTTCAAAAGAAAGAGAACGTATAACGTTTTTACTGAACCCTGTGCGGTTCTTATATTACTGATTTTCCTATATATTTTGGCTTTGTCGCCATTAGGTAAGATAAATAAGTTTTTATTCATAACGTCCTCCTTATATTAATAACTATATAACAGAGGACGTTTTTTTATGGAAAAGTTTATTCGCCCGGATCTTCCTCCTCATCCATTTGACCACCTTCCTCAGGCATTTCTTCAGGCATCATTTCACCAGCAACTGGTAACTCAGGCTCATCCTCTTCACCACCAGATACATCTTGGTCGCCAGCCATATCTTCTTCTTCTACACCAGCTTGTTCTCCGCCTTCTTCCATTTCCATGCCACCCTCCAGGCCCATATCACCTTCCTCTTCTTCTACACAAGGCTGTGCATCCATTTCCTCACGGACGACAGGCTCTTTTTGTTCTTTCTCTTCCTTCTCACATGCTGTAAATGGGAAGAGCATAAATAGTACGAGTAATAGTTTTTTCATTTTTAAATCCTTTCAACGATTTATTGATTCATTTATTATATATTATAAACATCTTTTGTTTATTTATTTTTTTGGCGACCACTCATCAACCAAATCAGGCAATATTACATCATTCTCATGCAAACTTTTAATTGGTTTCTTTCCTCTAAACATAGAAAGTTCTTCAATTACAGCATTTTGCAACTCAAATATTTGTTGCCTTGCAAGCTGAAGTTGTATTTGTGAATCACGTAATCTTGAGATAAGTGCTTGACGATCTGCATTTGCCGATCCAAGTTTATCTTTTAAATCATCCAATTCTTCAGGGCTCCTACCACTTGCTATCGTTATCATGTGAGGAATATTACCAAATAATACACCAAACAAACCAACAAGAACGTCCCTATTGCTTTCCTTAAAATCTACGTAAGCAAGAAATATAATCAACATTATAATAATAAAGAGAAACACAACAGCAAATATCCAACCACGTGTTTCTCTTTTTTCTTGCGCTACTTCTTTTTTACATTCTTCTGGCTTTTTCGATACCACTTGGATCTCCTAACTCTTTATGTGTAAAATAAAGTTGTGTTAATATAACTCCTAATAAAAACGTTATCCAGAAGATTTCCAGAATGCTGCTGTTTTTCATTTTATGTTATCCTTGATAAAACATATTAAATAATCTATCGCCTCAAACGGACGTAAAAACCAATAATCAATATTCCAACTGCTTTTCATCTGTGAAGATGTTAATAATGGCCAGAAAACCCAGATCCAATAACAAAAAGCAATGAATCCAATCCTCCAATAAAAATAAAAGAAGATCTCACTCCATCGTTTATGTTTCATTCTTGTTTTTATTTTCTTTGCGCCACCAATTCGCTTTGCTTTTTCACTATCTTTAGGCGGTTGCATTTGTTCTGTTATTAAACCTATAGCATAAATACGCTCAGGTTCTGCAACACCTTTAAATTTATATAAACCTACAAGTGCTGATAATGCTTTTTTAGGTATAAATGGATTTCGATGCCCGTATTGTTTAAATATTGTATATGCTGTATGTGAAAGTAATATTTGTTCAGGGCCACAAAGGCTCATTGTTCTTGCAGCAATATTTTTTCCAATACCTTCGATGGCTAATCTCTTTGCTCCACCGGAAACTAAACTCTGTTCTGTTTTTACAATGAGCATACTATCCCAGTGAATGCCAATCCTACTCCTAAATGGAAACTTTTTCTTTCTTAAAAACTTTTTATATGCAAATCCAAAAGCAATAGCATCTGGCACATTACCAAAATACATTAAAGTTCCATCTGAATTATCCAACCACTGCCCACCGTGTTTTGTTATTAAACTCATTACAAGTTTATCATGTGCAGAAAACCATTTTGCTGCAGCATGTTTGCCATTTCTTTGCACAAATGCTGTGCTTCCAATAATATCGGTCAAAACAATAGCTATATCAGCTTCTACAATATTATCATCTGGCAAATTCATTTTTTAATCCTTTTTATGTATGTTTTCCCATCTTGAAAATAAATAACAAACCCATCCAAAAAACGCCCACCAAATCCATGAGCCTTTTTTCTTATTATATGCTTGATTACAACCATCTCCGGATTCATCAAGATCATTTGTATGGTTTTCTAATTTATCACTCTTCCAAACTGGTTGAATGTATTGATCAGAATCACGAGGATGCTCTCTGTTTATTTCTTCGAAGCAAAACGAATTACCATACATATATGGGCATTCATCAACGACGTTTTCAATCTGATCACCATCAATGTCGTCATCACAGAAATCACCCCATCCATCTCCATCTGCATCGTCCTGATATATGTTATGTAAATCCATACAATTATCGCATGCATCACCTATCCCATCACCATCACGATCTAATTGCTGTGGATTGGGATACCTCATACAATTATCAGATGGATCTTCAACGCCATCATCATCATAATCATCTGCATGTTGATAACTATCACCTAAATCGGTGTTTGCTATTAAAACAGATCCTCCTCCTCCACCGCCACCGCTTTGTTCTGGTGTGCCACAATCTTCAAAATTGTTATCACATTCATAACTTTGCGCCCATGAAGGGAATATTTGTATTAAATTGATATAGCTATATATCACAACGATAGATAACCATAATAAAAACTTTTTCATTGTTCCTCCTCCAAAGGTTTATGGCAAGAACAGTTTATTGCTAATTCATCACATATTCTACAGGGGCATTTATCATCAAGCGGCCATTTACAATTTGTTTCAAGCTTTCCACAAGGGCATTTATAAATAGTACAAATGCATTGAGCTTCTTTGCATAATCCACAAACCGTTGTTTCATCAAAAATCATTTTAATCCTCTTTTTTAGGAGGCTTTTCGTCCCTATCAAATATCTCCACAGCTGAACTTAGGTATTTATCAAGGCTGTTTTGCCCTAAAATATACCCGATTTGTATTACACCTGCTGTAATAACAGTTGTTATAAGGAATGTGAGTTCATTTAACTCCAATTTTCCTTTAAGGTGCATTAACTGATATAAAATAATAGCTTTCCAGCCTATATCAGCGAAAAGATAAGCCAAAAACTTTTTGCTTTGCATTGGCGAAAGCACTTTTTTTTCCTTATTCATCATTACTCCGTTGGATCTAATATAAAGTTATTTGAAACGTCTATATCAACCAAGGCAGGATTAGCATTAGGTTCAACGTGTGTTCCAAATTCCCCACCTCTGCTTCTTTTTGTAATTCTACCTATAACACCACTGGATAATAAATCATTTAAACCAAGATCACTTACAACGTTTGATTCGTTTCTTGCAATTGAATCAAGGAATATATCAAAATCAATGAAGTTAATATCAATCATGCTCGATATAACGTTTAATACACTATCATCTAATTCTAATTCAAATCTTCCACCACTATCTTGCGTCCAGAACCATGGTAATATTTCACAGAAGTATATAATCTGCTCACCATTTTCATCAACAGGTGGAATTCTTACTTCACGTAAGTTTGGATTTGTAACATTTGCTTGAGAAGCATCAATATCTTCCAAAACAACACCGTTTTCATCAACTGGACGTCCATCTTCATTAAGGTTTAAATAACCATATGCGCCTCTCCAGTATGCACTATCATTTGGCTCCAATATAAATCCAAATCCTTCAGATTTTATAATACCATTTGTGTAATATAATTCATCTCTATTCAAATCAAATATAGGTTCTCTTGAAACGATCATTGGACGACGTTCATGTGCTGTATTTAAAGGTGTATTTAAATTAACTTTTAAGTTTTCTTGTATATCAAAAGGCAATGCATCATAAATTCCCTGATATAATGAAGGATTTATTACATTCATTAATCTACCATTTGCAACAGTTGCACAAAATCTTACATTAACTCCTCTGAAAAGATGAAAGAAGTAATTGAATAACGTTGCTTGTGTATTAAATGCACCTTGATAAACTCTTCTAAATGCTGCAAGCCAATTTGTATCGGTCATTTCAAACCCTGGTTTGCGAATATTAAAGTTTTGTCGCTTATAAATATTCTCTATTTCAGAATATTCCATGTGATTTATATTAACTTTGGTGCCTTTTGGCAACCTTTTCTTTATTTGGCCTGTTGTATATTCATTAAGAACCAATGCAGTTTCTGTTTTAACTTCAAAATCATAAACATCACCACCAATATTAACTTGGCCAAACGGTGGAAAACCTTTTGTGCTTTCAACCTGTATTATATAATTGCCTGGGTTTGGGATATCAACCGGAAATAATTCTGTTGTCGTAACTGTATAATCAGAATCGATCATATAGTTTGTTGTTTCTGCAATGGCTGAAGTTAATATGGCATTATTACTTTCACTTCCTTTTACATATGGAACGGGTGGAGTAAAGTTATCAGATCTTTCTCCTGCATTCCAGAAGCTTGGTAATGCTGCTCTCACACCCATTGTTGCATCATTTCTATTTCTTTGCACAACCAATAATGCATTGTTTAAATATATTCTATCCCAAAAACCATTGCCATTTCTAAACTGAACATTAACTTGATAACGTCCTTTTGGCATTGGATGTGTGCAGAAATATAACTTATCTTGATTTATGGTTGTATATAAAAGCAAACTCTGTGTGGGAATACCACTAAATGAAGGATATCTAATTCCTGTTGTTTCACTTTCAAGCGTTACAACGAATGGCCCCATTGGCCCTTGGAAGTTAGGTTGATTAAAAACTCTTTTAAAATCAGCGTTTATAACAACTACATCGCCACCATTATCAGAAATATCTTTTTGGCCTTTGTTAAATTCACCAAAAACTGTGCTGCTTGTGTGGCCTTTGGGTGGATCAGGTTCTCCCCATCCTCGAGGAAATGCATCCCAATCAACGTCATCTAATATGTTTTGGAAGTTTGGATCAACATCAAAATTTAAATCTGATTCTGCACCTTCAAAACTTACACCACCAAAACCAATATCAGGAATGCCTCTTACAAATCCAAGGTTTTGTGCTGCTACATCTTGTGCAGTTCTTATTGCTTCTGTTGCGTCTAATTCTGGAAGGTTTTGAGGCACAACACTTCCAAATCCTAAAAATTCATCCGTAAAGATGGATCCAGTTTCTTCCACAGCTGATGGGAAATTAGGATCAAACCCCAATGCTGATATTGTACTGGGTATTTCAATAGCATACGTTGCATCTGTTATCGAATAGTAATTATTAAAATTTGATGGCATAGAATTTTACTCCTTTTTTATTTTATTGCAACTGGGATTAACGTCGTAATCTATATTATACGAATTGGCAGTTTGCTTCACATTCGAAATGAATAGATATCATTGAATCAGCATGTGATGTATTTGCAATGTTTGTTAATACCAAACCTATATATTCACCATTTGCTACTGTTGAAGTTGTACTAACATGATGTTCAGCTTGGCCTAAAGTTCCGCCTGAGCCACTTGAGTTTGTTAATACAAATTCTGATCCAACTTTCGTCCATGTGTTTGCTAAAGCTTGAGTATCATTATCACAGGTAACAAGGCAGAATGTTAAAGTTGCATTCATCATTGATCCAACATGAACGTGAGTTTGCTTAAGTTCTATTGAATTTCCTGTGCAGTTTCTAAACCAATATAATGCTGCTTGAGAATCAACTGAATGTGTTAATGCAGATGCACTAAATCCACTTGCAACATTTGTTCTTGTTAATCCACCTGTTGAATAAACAACTCTTTGTGTTGCTCTTGCAAAATCAAGTGATGTTGTATTTGAGGATCCAGCTGTTGCTATCATAACATCATTATCAGATGCAGGAGAAGCAGGAAGAAGGATTGTATGATCAGAGCTTTGTTTTGTTTGTGTTGATAAAGTTAATTTATCTCCACTTGAATCAGTAATACTTAACTTAGCAGCTGTTGAAGCTGTTGTTGCTTCACAAACAACCTCATCTGTATTTAATTTAATCTCACCAACCAATGAATTTGAGTTATCACCTGCAAGCATTTTTATTTTACCAGCAGATCCACCATCATTTATAGTTGCGAAATCCTGTATAATAATCTCACCTACAACAGTTAAATCATCGCCAACAGATACATCATCAGAAAAGTTTCCATCAAGTGCATAAACGTTTCCAAACCTTGCTGAAGAACTACCTAAATGAACGCTGGTTGATGCAGGATCTAAATCGTATGCAGAATCAATAAGTAATTGATTGCTTCCATTAGAAGTTAAACCAGGAATTGCTGTGCTATCATCAGAATCTAATGCCCAACCACTTCCATCCCATTTAAGGATTTGATTTGTTGTTGGTGATCCGCTGTAATGAGGTATGGTAAATGTGCCATTAAGCTTTAATTGATTTGAATCAACGCCTAATGATGATGTTCCTAAGAATAATCCACCAGTTGCTTGAAAATATCCAGTTCTAAATCTTGAAGAAGTTGATCCAATATCATGTGTTTCTGTTGTTGCTGGGATTAAATGGCCACTTGCGTCAATAGAAAGAGCAGCAGCAGCAAATCCGTTTGATGCATCTGCAATTTGAATCTGAAATTGGTTTCCTGCAGAAGAAGCACTTCCACCAGAAATTGTGCCGGGTTCCCAAACATTAGTTGATGTGTTATAAACAAGAGCTTGGCCGCTTGTTGGAGTTGTTGTTGCAACGTTTCCTATATCACTTAGATCACTTAATCCTGCATCATGAACCCATCTACTTGTAAATGATGTTTCCATTGCAGTTTGTGTTGAGTTTCTTAAATCAAGTGTTGATTTTAATTGTGAAGGTGTAATAGAAAGAGAAGCACCAGTTAATCCTGTTGCAGCAGCTGTGCCCATTTCACCAATGTTTGCTAACTCAACAATACCTTTTACTGTTTCAGAAGCATTATTATTTATAACGCTCAATCCATCAACAACTTCATATAGTTTCCAAAGCTTATTGTACCAATCTCTTTCTGATACAGCAGGCTTCTCTAATTGTCGTGCTGTTGAAACAACACTTATATCAATAAAGTTTGCACCGGGAGCTCTAAATACATCAGAAGTGCTTTGCTCACCAGTTGCTACATTTTTAACAACAAGGAAAACCCTATATGTACCCCATACATCAGCAGAAAACGTCACTGAGTTGCCTGTTTTAGCTGATAATGTTGCTGTGCTTGTTGCAGGTTTATTAATTATAAACCAATGTTTTGTTAAAGATGCACTTGGATTACTTGTATCTGTTGCAGCACATGTAAGTGTAACAACTTCAGGTAAATCTGCCTGTGCTATTTGATTGTTCGATTGATCAGATGTGATCGACGTTATATTAATTGCCATGTGATGATTCCTTTATTTATTTCTTTGTTCCATAAACTTCAACGATAAGCGTGAAGGGAGCCGGCGTAACTCCAGTTACAGTAAGATTGTCGTTGAATAACGCAGGTGGTTGAGTAAATACAGATGCCAGATTTTGATCTTGCAGTGCATTCACCATATCTTCGTATTCCGTTACATTTATATTAAACTTAGCATTAACTCTGCTTGTTTGTAATGCTGGGGTCAAAAGAGGAGTTGCGATTTTTATTCCTACTCTTGCTGCATTCCAAATTTGTTGTGCTGTGCCATCAGTTGTGTGATCAGCATCAAATAATGTATTTGGATTTCCTATACCTAATGTATCTTTAGAAGGTGTGCCATTTATCCCGTAAATACCTTGAAATCCAGAAACTGGCGCATCAAATAATGCAGGAGTAAATCCATTATAGAAATCATTTGAAAGTGAATCACCAAATTCCAAAAGGTTTGTTGATGAAACATATCTTTGGTTAGGTAATCCACCGGGCATTACAATAAACATATCACTATAATCTACAGTTTGCACTGTTTTGTTTGAATAACCTGTGCCTTCTAATTGAGTTCTGATTTTTACATTTGTAACAGTATAATCATCAGTAAATCCAGGCCTTAGCATCAAAACAAAATATCCATCTTTGTTAAACTGAGGTGTGAATATGTAATTAAAGCGATCAAAGAAAGTTTCACCAGTTGGAACACCGCCAATTGTAATATCTTTCTCAATAGGCACGCCAAATCCAAATGAATATGAATCATCATCAACCTCACCTGAATTAATAGGATAACCTATTCCTGTGTATGTTGTTGTATCAGCTGAATTATATCTTCTTGGTGGATATAACGCAATTTCTCCTGTATCAACAATCATATTTGATCCGCCACTTTGACGATTTGGAAGCCCTTGTGATGCGCCATCTTTAAATGCTACAGATGCTCTTGCAATTAATTGTTCATTTTTTGTAAATGGTACATTACCTGCATCTGTTGAATTTTCATCTGTTTGTTCATCAATTGTTGTTGTAACTTCGTTGAGTGCTTCAACCTCACCTATACGTTTTCTTAAACCTGCCAATGAATTTACTGGCAAAGCATTTTCAATAACAGATCTGTTTCTTTCTGCATTTGATAGGATTATTGTTTCTGAAGAACCTGCATTATTCATCGCTGCCATATAATCAGCTAACTGACGTATTTGGCCTTGAATGCTTTCACCAATTTGGGGTGAAGATGTACCAACATATATTCTTGTATTTGCTGCACGTACTTTTGCATAATCAGAAACGTTCATTGTGAATGGATGAACTCTTTCAACACCATCAACTGTTTGTGTTCTAAATGATCGAGAATGCCCGATCATGAACTTTCCTTCTTCTTGTGTGTTATCTATGTTATGATTAACATCACCATCTCTGAGTTCAAACGTTAAATCGATTTGATATTCTGTTCTTGTTGCAACGTTTTGTGCAGATGCTGCTTGATTTAAATCATCATATATCTGACGAGATTCTACATCTGTATCAACCTGTACAATTTTACCAAATAAATATGTTGTTTGGAAGTTTGTTATATCATCAGCAGCTGCTGTTGTAAGGTATTGGAATTTTGAAAGTGATGTTCCATTCGCTGTATTATACGCTGCTAATGCATTTGTCGTCATTGCTTCTAATGCTGTGTAATATGCATCAGCTGCAACTAATATCAGAGGATCACCTTGATTCCAACCTAAGTTAAATATGCCATCACCCTCAGGAAATGTTGCATTAGGAGATGTAACTACTTGGCCCCAACGTGATGTTTTGGCTCTTATAATCATATCCTTTGATGGTAATACTGAAATTACACCATTTGAAATATTATCAGCAGTTGATTGAATACCAATGTTGCCAGTTAATACACCAACATAATCACCAAATACTGCTTTTGTGAAGTTTTCCAGATAACCATTAACTAACAGATCCTGAAGTGCTGCTGCGTCTTCAAGAACAAATTGCTGGTTTTCGTGGAATTTTACTTTTTGTACTGTTGCTTTACCGCTAAACGTCGTCATTAATTATCTCCTTAAAATACGCTTGTTACTTCGATATCTGCTTCGCGAATGCGAATAACTTCTTTACCACTTGCTGTGAATGTATCTTCCAATGGTTCTGGCCCATCGAAGAAAGCAATCGAAAGAATGTTTTGTGTCGTCATTATTTCTCTCGTCATATCAGCAACTCGAAGTTCTTGCCCAACATCTCTTGAATTTACAAAAGCAAGAATTGCCTCTTGAACTTCTGCCAATGTTTCATCTATATTGAAATTGTTATCAATTATAACGCGTGCTTCAAACACAATATTTTGTACTATAGGATAAACTACTCTTACTCGACATCCTGCTGATCTGAATCCAGTTAATATGTTTCCAAATGATGGATTACCTTCAATTTCTTTTTGAAGTTCTGCCATTGCACCTCTGAAAACTTTATAATTTGTAATCTCATAAGTGTAATCTTGGAGGATAATTCCATTGTTAAAGTAAATTACGCCTCTTTCTGGGATGGATATAAAATCATCTTCTGTTATATCAACAACCACACCACCATCTGTTCTTATTGTTATATTATCAACAGTTAATTCTTCTGTTGCAGGAAAATCATGTGATATGTAATTTAAACCAGCACTTGGTGCTACACCTGTTATGTGCATTCCTAAAACATCTTGCCCCTGCAAACCTGTTCCATCATCAACAACCAATTCAGCATATCCTGGGCGAGCGTTATCTTCATATAAACTTGCAAAAGGAAAAACTGTATTTGTTGTTGAAACAAAAGATGTTCCTAAAAACTCAACAGCATCCGGTGTGGTTCTATTTAATGATTTAATAAATCTTAATGCTCTTGCCTGAAGTGATTGATCTGTTTCTTCTTCAACACCATTTGTTAATGGCTTTGTGTTTGTAACAGTTACATCTTCAGCAATATCAAAATCAATTACTGTTATTATTTTACCACTATCACAATTGCCATCTTCACCTGCTGAAGTTGATACTACAAAAACATTTTCTTTTATTTGCTCACCTGCAGCGAATATTATATCCTCAGTTGTTTCGTAATTTATTCCTGTTGTGGGATTTTGTACGATAGCAGGTGCCGTAATTGTTAGTGGATCAACAAACACTAATCTGGTGATCTTTAAAACAGCGCCAGATGCATTTGTTGAGGTTATCCTTGAAATACCATTAGGTGGAAGTTCCTTAACACGTGCGTCCAAATCTGAACCAAATGAGTTTTGGATCGCAAAACTTCTCCGCATATTAAACATCCGAGCTTCCATTGAAGAAAGTTCTGTTGCGAATGCATTAACAAGCGTTTGAAGCGTTGATCCAACATTAACATCATTAAGGTTTGTACGCCCTAATATTTTTGCTAAGATGTCGCGCTCTACTTGCGTTGGTAATCTTGGTGTAAAAGCCATTCGTATTACTCCTTATTATATTTAATTATATATTACAATTCGTTTTTTTAATTTTTTTTTGTTAAACTTTAACATTGAAGCTTTCGCCTGTTAAGGCAACAACATTAACTCCAATACGAACAACATCTCCCTCAACTTGAGCAATAATGTTATTCACGTCAGCAACGCGTGGATCTTTGATAAGAACTTCTCTGATTTGTGCTGCTGTATAATCAACATCATTTATGAAAGTTAATCTGGGTAATCCCATGTTTTCGTAATTAGGCATCTCACCTTTAAATGTTAAGAGTTTATTTTTTACTGCTTGTTTCAAACATTCAATTCCTTCAACCAAATCAAAATCATTTACATCCTGAGAGATTAAAACAATATCATCATAAGGCATTGAAATATCAGCAGAATATATATCACCTTTTTTATTGAATGAATTGATTCCTAATATACCATCGTAAGGTATAAAAACTATATCACCTGTATCTAATATACCACCATCAGCTTTTCTTCTTGAATCTGGCATACCATTTAATTCAGCTAACAAAGGCCAACGATCGTGGCTTCCTAAAAACTTCTTTGCTATTTTCTTGAGATCTTCATTTCGTTGGCATCTATAACCTATTGAATTATCAGGAATGCCATTATCAGGTGCAACATCAACTGTTGATCCTCCTAATCCACCAAGATTACCTTCGTTTGTTAGGAATTCACCTGGGATTAAATCATCAGATCTTAATCTTAAGTTTCTCATATACTCAGCAGCAACACCACCACGTCCAATTGCAATAGCATCTAATATTTCTATTTGAAGTGCTTGATTATATGCATCAATGATTGCTTGTTCTATTGATGCTGGAGCTGGTGGCTCAACTGAACTCATTTCTTGCTGATCAATTGCTGCCTGAGGAGTTGTTGCATCAATGATTATCATCGATTTTCTCATCGGTGATTCTGTTGTATGATATGCCTTATGAAGTGCTTCTGATTCTTTTGAAAATCCTGCTATTGAATATTTTAATTGATCAATACTTCGACCAGCTGCACCTACTGCAATTGCTGGGTTTTGCAAGGAACGCATTGTTCCTTTTAAAGTTTGTGTATATTGGGTTGTTGTTTGAACTGCATTATCAAATATTGCAACTGCACCAGTTATTTGGCCAACTGCATTTTGAACTATATTATCTAATGAAGCAACAGGATTAAAAGGTTTTGTATCATATGCATATTCATACGCATCTAAAGTTAATGTATAACCATAATCATGCCTGTTATCACGAGCATTTCTTCTGTAATCAAAGTTTATTGGCTCAACTTTTAAATGTAAATCATCATCCAAACATCTGAGGATTAATTGAACTTCTTCTCTATCTTCCAGTTTTTTGGCACGTTTATCATCACGAAGTTTCATATCCGGATAATTTGTCGTCATCATTGCTTTTGTGCCAAAATCCGAATTGCACATTTCTATATATCTTTTCAGGAAATCATCAAACTCTTTGAAGATTGTTTGGCCAGTTCTGAAAATAGCATATCCATCTCTATTAAAACCATTTCGAATCGCGGTGCCGCTTCTTCCATCAAATTGAACTCTATGCATTCTTATTGATGATGCTTCACGAACTGTGCCACCAAATGTATGTGTTACTGTAATAGGATTAGGCCTTGATACGATCATTGATTGTGGATCATATGGAAATCCCGTAACAGTTATTATCTTCTCACCTTTTCTTATTTCAAGGTAATATTTTCTTGGTTGTTTGGTAAAACCATAAGGCCCAGTTAAGAAATTGTTTTCTGGTGAAATCCCTATTGCAGAATTTATAGCACCATCAAGTGCATTAATCCCTTCTTCAACAACAGAATTACCTGCTTTTGTTCTGGCGCCGGGATAACGTTTGTCGTTTCCCAAGATATTTTCTGATAACCAATCTCCTACACCGGCCATGATGAGTTCCTTTCTAAAGAGGTAATTTTACTTTTTGATTAATTTGTGCAATTGCACCTGTTTTTGAAACTGCAGCAGTTGATGGCAAACCTGCAGTTGCTGCTCCTTGTAATCCTGCAGCTGCCGCTGCTGCTGTTGTGCTTGCTGTGGCTGCTGTGGTTTGTCCCTGCGCTTGTATGGGAGTTATAAGTGTTGATGTATTTGCTGCAATAAGAGCAGCTGTTGCTGCTGCAGCCGTACATGCAGCAGTGTTTGCTACACTTAATGCTTGCATTGCCAATAATTTTGTTTCAATTCCTTGTAAATATGGAAATATAATATCAATAAAGTTTTGCCCATTAAGAGGTGAATCAATAACACCATTTGAAGATATACGTAAAACCTTATCTATTTGTAATCTAATTGTATCTGCATCAACTGTTATTCCGCTATCCTTAGATATATTCATAAAGTTGTTTTTGTTTTGCGTATGATGATCTGATATGGCTATTTGATCTGTTGGATAATCAGTATTTTGATCAATTGTTAATTCATTTACATATCCATTATATTTAGCGTGAGGCAAACTTCCAATTATTATTGGTTTTCTGCCATCTGTTGAATATATATATAATACTTCTTGATCCTCAGAAAGGGGGAAATTTGAAATACTTCCATCAGTGCTGTAATAATTTGCTACTTGTACATCCGTATATATATTTCCAAGGAAATTATCTTGTATATCTGCAAATAATAAATTCTCTTCTATGCGCACTTTCAGAACTAAAGCTCTTCTGATATATGTATGAGGTGTATTATGGATTTGATCTCCATATAAATGTACAGGCTTCATTATATTCTACCTATCTTTCCAACTTTATTTGGTGGTAAAGTTTGTGAAAATCCTCCCCATGAACCTCTTGTGAATCTGATATTCATCATTTGCGTCATGTGGCCGGTTGTTGGATCAACTTGAACAGCTTTCATTACTTCTTCAACATAACATATAAACGAACCTAATCTTAAAAATCTATTTATATGTGCATTGCTGTTCAAAATCATTTGTTCTCTATCATCAGAAATAACTTTTGAACGTTCATCCATTCCTTTCATTCTGTTTTCTTCTTTTGTTGTATCACCAAAACCTGCACGTCCTCTCTTATTATCTTGGAATTCTTTTTGTGTTTTTCCAATAGAATCTTCAAGTTGTGCAAATTCATCACCAACTGTAAGCCATGTGCCAACATTTATTAATTCAGTATCTCCTTTAATCATTATTTCACCAACATAATAACGTTGTTGTTGTGTCGTTAATAAATATAAATATTCAGCAACTGCAGTTGAATCTCCTTTTAATAAATCTTTAAATGGATAATTCATATCATACATCTTCAAACCATGTCGCAGAGCATCAAACGCATCAATCTGTGGTTCGCTTAATACGCCACCTGTAAATGTTAAATCTTCTGTATCTAATATTGGGTTTTCAACATATGTTGCATTAACTCTGCTTGTTTCATTAAGCTGTGTTTGTAATGATATAACATTATCTAACTTAATAAAGTGGCCATAATCTGTTGCACTTGATATTGGTGATGATGGATACTGAAATCTTCTATTCTTTTCTGCTTGTGTTGTGTATGAAAATTCTTTTGGAGCTCTTATTGCATCTAATATTTTTGCTGTATTGGATGATATTGAGTTTAAAACTTCTTTTTGTACAATAACTTCAGGTGGAAGTGGCTTAAAACGCCACATAATCATTGGCGTTCCTCCTAAACTTGACGTCATTGCACTGTTTGGTGGTTTAAATGATGAATCTTTTGTTCTCATATCAGGTATAAACACAGGAAACATCTCAATAATTGCATGATCTGGTGAAAATGTATGCCTAATTAAATCCCAAACTGATCCACCTTTAAAAAACGGTGTTTCTAAACGTGATAAATTAGCAAAAAGATGCTGATCTTTCTCAAATGGAAGATAATTCCTATAAACACTATCATCAGGAAGATGTTCTTTGCATGTTGCAACACCAATTATAGATCCTAATCTTGTATTTCCTGTTATTGTGGATTCATCAGATGATCCCTGTTTTGCTCTATCCACCGTGCCTATTTTATTTATTTCACTTATGTTTCCGTTAATAACAGCATCAATCTCGGATTGCGGAAAGCCACTGTTCTTTAAGTATGCAGCAAGCACCGATTTGTTATCATAACCTACATCATTCATGTATTTATACATCAAAGCTGATACATCATTAGGTTCTGATTTAAGTGATTCAGGAAGCCTCATATACATTAATGATTTAACTAATCCCAAAATACTTTTTTGAACGTTTGTGCTTTTTACACCACTAATAACTTCAGATCGCATGAAATCACGCCAATCTTTACCAGCTATCATAAACTCAGATATTCCCGGAACACGTTTTATTGTTGCTTTAGGTATATTATATGCTGATGTTCTGTATTGGCCTAACTGTGCAGCACTCAACCAACATCCACAGTGAATATCTACTGTTTCAAATCCTACAAAACCATTTCCTTGATCAACTGATAATTGTTGGCCAACGCTAATAACCATTCCAAAGAATTCTGTTATAAATTCATTTGAAAAAGAACGTGGCAAACTCTCTCTACCAGTATCAGCAGGACGTTTTATAACTACATATTGCCCAGTTGTTGGTAATCCTGCTTCATCCATAAATAATGCATAAACTAAATCAGCTGGAAGTTTAAGAGTTAATTGTGCTTGTTCATATCCACCTACCATTGATTTTGATATATTCACACTTTGCGCAAACTGCGTAATTGGAATAGGAATAGGAAGATCATGATAATACATGTTGATGTAATACTTCACATCTGTATTAACCATTTTATTTATATTCTTTACATACGAAAGAATGATGTCGCGCATCGTCGCGGATTCTCTTTGTGAAGAAACTTCTCCAACAGATAAACCTTTATCATGCTTTGCGCTATCAGCGCGTAATTTATCAAAGAGAGTTTTAAGTTCTGTATCTGCCATTTATTTTTTCTCCTTAGAAAGGTGATGGCACCATTGATGGTGTGCCACTTACCGGTGCAGTTGTTCCGGTTGGGTTTGCAGCATTCGGGCCTGTTTGAGCACCAACCTTCATTTGATTTACTGGCCCAAGATTCTTGTTCGTCATATGCTTTAAGAAATGTTCCATATGCCTGCTTAAGTTTTGAATACCACGAACCATCTCTGGAACGCCTTCAACTTTTACGCCTCGATCTAAGTGTGCTTTAATTTCTGTATTTGTTTCTGTAAGTACTTGGAATGCTTGGAAAACTTTCTTTGGATTTCCATCAGCATCTGTTTCTGTTGTATTACCAAAGTAAAAATCCGTCATTCTCTGAAGATTTTGTTTTGATACAGCAGATCTTGCTTTAAATTGGCCTTGGCCTATATTACCATCTTCATCAATTCTTGGCAAACCTCTTTGTTGCAAAGATAAATCTGCAGGATTTGCCATTTGCCCTGTTGCATCAGCTTCTTCATGTGTTAATCCTGCACCTCTTGTAAGCATATAACCTACATCACGGCCCAATAAATTATCTAACATTTTTCTTTCTTGCCCAGGAGTTAATGTGCCTGCTTTTTCCATTCCTCCTCGCAAGCCGTGCTTTCCAACTAATTGGCTGAAAATAACTTTATCTTTTATTCCTGCGAATAAACTTGCTCCAAAACGTGATGTTCCTTTGCCCATTCTCATATCAATACGTTGAAACGCACCAAATGCATTTTCTTGTGCAAAGTTTGAAAAACCACTTTCTTGTAATGTTGCAATTTCACTCTCTATTCTTTTTGCAGCAAATCCTGTTGGGTTTGTAAATTTCGTTCCTTCATGATCTGTAAATGTATATGAGCCTACTTGTTCTGTTTGCCCACGTCCAAATTCATATCCTAATTGTGTATATCCAGAACCCATTCCTCTTACAGCATTTATATATCTATCAGCACCGGATCCTGTTAAACCAAAGAAGTTTGCTTGTTGCAATATTGATCTACCACCAAAAGCACCAATTAAACCTAAGTTTGATGATCCTGCTTGTGCAGCAAATGCCGAACCTACTTGGCTTGGCGTAAATCCTGCATATTGTGCCATAATCAACTCTTGAGCAGATAAACCTACTGCGTTTCCAGGAGTTCCCGTCATTTGAGCATGGCCACTGCTTGGATAAATATTCATTCGTTGTTGTGTATCTTGTACTACCGATGCTCCACCACTTCCTATAGATCCACCTTTATTTGCATCAATAAAGAAAGATTTAAATCCTTGTGCTGATAATGCATCTGCTATTTGGCCTGTTGCAGAAGTTGGAGATAATCCTAAGTATTTCTGCATTGCTGTAAGTGGAGCGAGCATCTTTGTTATGCCTGAGATATTTTGTGGGTTTAACGGATCATGAGATGTTGGATCTGATCCAAAAACACTGTGATTCATTCCCATCATACCCATTGTTCTAAATGCATCAAATTCAAATGCCGCGGCAGATCCACCACTTTGTAATACTGATCTTGCTTGTGCAGCATTTACCGTGCCTGTGTGAGGTACCATTTGCATATATTGTGTTACATCAGAAGCTGCGCCCATTGATGCCATATGCCCCATTAATCCCATTGTTTTAGCAACTTCATTTGATGAAGGAACGCCTGGGATTATGCCTCTAATTCCGCTAACAATATTACCTAAAGCACGTGATGGGCCAGCAGCAAGATTTAAACCTGGGATACCTGCCATCATATCAGCTGTGAAGTTTGTTAAACCTCCACTGTAATTATACATCTGCGTAAATGGATCATTGCCTAATACAGGATCAAAATCACCATCAAGTTGTGCTGAAGCATCTGTAAATACTTGAGCCGCGCCAGCTCGGAAAGATGCAAATGGATTTGAAGCTGCGCCAGATTGGAATGATCTGAGAGGATTAAATCCGCCTGCTCCTCTTGCACCAAAACCTCGACCCATTCCTGCTAATTGAAATGGTGATGATGCATATCCTCCACCGCTTCCACCAAATCCTAAACTACCTGGAGCTGATGGGCCATTAATTAAGTTTGCTTGTTGCAACATTCCAACTGGATCACCGCCACCAAAGCCAGCATTTCTTGGTGCTCCAGCTCCCATCCCGGCTCCTCCTTGGCCACCTACTCCACCTACACCAGCAACTCCTCCGCTTCCACCAAGTGCATTAACTAATCTATTTACAGCGCTATCAAATTTATCTGCGCCTTTTGAAAACTTTGTGCCTGCCTGTGTTAAATGAGATCCACTTCCACCTGCACTGCCACCTGAGTTAGGTGATCCACCAAAGTTTGGCATCCCACCGCCGCCTCCTGCTCCTTTTCCTAAGAAATGTGAGTTAGGATTACCTTGCCCAGGATTCATGCCATGTGAAGGAAATTCAGTTGAATTACCCGTCATTGCACGATAAGCTCCTTCACCAAAAGGAAAGAATCCATCTGCGTCTGAGTAACTCGGGCCATTATTTACAGGAATTCTTGTATAATCAACTCCTGCTTGAGGTTTAAATATCGTTGATCCGGTTTGGCCAGATCCTGCGCCCATTGAATAACCTTTACTTGGCATGATTAATCCTTTCGTATGTTTGTATCAAAAGCTTTTAACATTGCTAAAGCTTCTTCTGATCCAAGTGATGAGAATGCATCTTCGATGTGTTTGAGATTTGAATCTCCCATTGAATCAATACTTCTTTTTGCACGGAACTTCACAATTTCTTTCTTCTCTGTGATGTTTCTTGGACGATTATCAAATGCCCAATCATCGTAAAGTAAATCGAAATGTTGTTTGTTCATGTTTATAAGTACCGCTTCAATGTTTTCTATATCTGTAATATTTTCAGCTGCCTGTGAAGGAAGCTTTAATGGATTGTTTTGTAAGTAATCACTCACTAATCCGAAACCTGGTTGAGTTCTGTAATGTTTGATCCTCGGAATCACTGTTGTAAAAAAAGTGGTTCTCATGATCTACGAGAAGGCCTCCTAACTGGTAACAAAAGCTCATATCTTCAGAAGCTGCTTGTAATAGCCATTCTGGTGGATCTACCAGTTGGCAAACAATTCTTGCGAGTGAGTAATGCCTGTTTTTTATTTCCATTGGCATATTTGTAAAATTAATACCAGCTGAAAGGTTTGATAATACGCGTTCAAATGAAATTCTTGCGTCAGAATCCATTACTTTTGATTTCACGTTTGCTTTATATAACTTTGAATCACCTTGATATTCAATATTATATGTTTTAACACGTTCTGCAAACTCAAGTTTTTTCTCTTCCATTGGTTGTTTCTTATCTTCAACCTTTTTCAGATCTTTAACACTCTTGTGTTTTGTTTCTTGTGCTTTCGTACTTTCTTCTTTTAACTTCTTTAAATCCATAACAACTCTCCTTGATGTCGAATTTATTTATTTTATAATGTATATATTAATAAGTATTCACCTAAATTACTTTTTATATAAAAAAAGGCCAACAAATTGCTGGCCCTCATAAATAATAATCAGATTTAACGCAGTAAGCTTTGTTTCTGCGGCAAATATGTTTAAGTGAATATTAATTTAAGATTAAACAGAGGGCATCCTCGTTAATGATATGCCTATATTATAATGCACCATCGTGGCGTACCAAGAATCTTGCGTCCATTGTTACCTGAACACCCATCATTGATCCACGATCCACAACAATATTTTGTGATGATGGTTTGCAATCAACAACTGTATAAATCAATACATCGTCGCCATCTAAATCACCTTGTGGAGCACTATCAAAAATCTGTAAATCAACTCTCTGATCGCCAACACCAAAATTAAGTGCTGATACTGTGCGCTCATCATCGCTGCTTTGTACAGAATCTACTGTGTATGTTAATCCCGACTCATCAACTTCGTCAGCTGATAAACCGTTCTCGTCACTTGTTTTAAATATTCTAATGAAGTTGCATGTTGCTGTGACGACACGACCAATTGGTGTGATTTCACGAGTATCAATGCGTCCGAGTGATTCAACACGTCCATTTAGAATACTTTCTGTTACTGATACCCCAGTTGCATATCCAGCAACTTGGCCACCAATTTTAACTATCGCTTTAGCGCCTGTTATTACGTTTGCCATTTTAATTTATCTCCTATTTAATCTTAAAAATCTGAATTTCGTACAAGGTTTGCTGTGATACGGATGAAGTTGAGTGGCTCAATAAGTGCTACGTCAAAATCAATGAATGCTGTATCGTTTGCTACTCTTACTTCTATGTTTTTTGCACCGAATATAATTCCTGCATCCTCAATAGTTTTCAATCTTCTTTCTGCCAAAGATTTAAGATTATCTTTTGTTGCAGATGTGATACGAGAACCAAGTTGGCCTTCGAGGAAACTTCTTAATTCACGAACGCATGTATTAATGCTTTCACGTGCAGAAACTTCGCAGTTATATGATAGGTTATCATCTCTATATGAAGTGATGCTTCTTTCAACACGAAGCTGATTGTTTGAACCTAATCCAACAACAACAACGCCAGCTTTAATTGCTGCATTAACATCTCTTTCACGATCCCAGTTTTCTGTTGTATTCAAAATTCCTGGACGTTTTCTTGTGAGTGCCTCTGCTGCAGGTAAAGCACCTTGCATGCACATCATTACCAAAGCTCCCCAGAAAGGATCTGCTTCGGTTCTTACGTTTCCTTGATAATCCTCATATGAAATACCTTGGCCAAAATATGAAACAAGTGGTGAAGATAATCGTTTAACATAAGATGCATTGATCTGTGATATTGATTGATTTTCAGATGCTGGAAGCCATGCGTTTCTTTCACGGCCTGCAATCTCTGCTGCTTCAAGGTGAAGTTTAACTTGATCATGAACACCAGCATTTGATGATTGAACGCACATTGAAGTAAAATCTTTGTTTTCAAGTGAAGGTAAAAGTTCTGTTATTTTTGAGTTATTTACTGATGCTTCCTGAGTACCGCCTGCAAGTGCAGCAACTGCAAAGCTTGCTAAAGGTGCATGCCCATTTGTTTTTGATTTTACTGTAATAGGTAATGTATCATCAGCAACAACTGCATCGACCAAAGCTTTTGTGTGTGCATGAACTCTTGCTGCCGCATCGTTAGCCAATATACCGGCTCCATCATAAACACCTAAATCTAAAAACTTAGGATGTGTATCAAAGTTAAATGATTCTGCGCTGAAAGCTATTGTGTTGCTTGCTGCAATAACTTCCAATAATCCCATAAGAGCTTTGTTTGTTGCAACATCTTCAAGGATAATGATATCACCTACAGGAGTATCAGGATCTGCTTGGGTTGCAAGGTGGCATTTAACTTTGTTATCAGTTGAATCTTCATAGATTACAAGGCAGTGTGTTGCTGCTGTTTTGAAAAGAAGCTGATCAGGATAACCAACATTGATTTCAACATCTGCAAATCCAGGCTCTTTGATTGTTAATCTAAATGCATCCTCACTATCAACATCCAACTCTGCTGCATTTGATTGATCATCATCAAGTTTAAGTTGTATTCTGTTTCCGTATGTGCCGTAATATGTGCTTTCAAACTCAAGTTGCGCATAAGCATTATCAGGGAATTTAGCAAGATTATCACCTGCGTCAAGATCAACACTGTTTGCATCTAATTTAGCAGCAACAGATTGATTTACATTGACCAGCGTCATCTTCTCAGAAACCGCACCGCTTCCTGCAATGCTTGATTTCCAAATTTTATCAACATCTCTGATATCTCGGAAATGAGGAAACACATCTGATACTTCTAATCCAGTTGATGAACTGAACGTGTGAGTAACATTTGGTTTCATTTGAGGAAAATCACCAATAACACATAGGCTTTTGCCACCTAATGCATCTGGGCTGATTAAATTGTTATTAACATCTACAAGAACGCTTGGCTGATAAATTCTGCGTCCTCTGAATTGTACAAATGAAGGCATAGTTCGAACTCCTTTTAATATAATTATATTTCTTCTTTGTTTTTCTGTGATTTAAATTGCATTATTGCCCACAATAGTTGGGTTCAACGACCATGGCATATCTCCAAATTGTTCTGGATTTATTTGAGGTTGAACGTTAAGCTCCTGTGTCGCGACAAAAGAGATAACCCTATTATATACAATCACATCCTCAGATGTTAAATCATATTGTGGAGCCAAATCTTGAGAACCAATGAAATTTATATCTAAATAACCTTTTTCTAAAAAATTACTTTTAAAGCCCAGAATTGAAGCTTTGCATATTCTTGAGATTATTCGTACAAAATCAAAATCATCTGCAAAAATATGGATGTCGCACTGTGCTGAAATGAATATTGTTTTATTTCCTTGAGCACCTTGATTACCAAGAAGCTTGTTTCTATTATCAACTGCTTCAACAAGCCTTGTTGTAATAAGCGGAAATTTTTCTTTCTTACGTGAAAATGCTTTATCAAAATGTATATCAGCAGCATTCATCTTGTTATACCACTTTGTTGATAAAGCAGGTGATACATCATAAAACAAATCTCTGAATATATCGTTTGCATTATCCTTGTATAACTTAATGCCGTTATGTATAACATGCTGAATGTGTAAATCAACTGACATTATTCACTCTCCAATCGTACTTCACATTGAACAGGCATTGCTTTTTTACTTTCAACACCTTTCTTTAATATTACTGTATCTCTCACAATGTATGGATGTGATACTACAACAAATTCAGGATTTGTATAATAAACTATTGTAAATTCAGAATCATCTGCAGGTTTATTTACACCAGGGAGGCCAGCAAGAAATGTGATTGAGTTGTTTGCTTCATTAAATGAATAATTAAGAGGATCCAGTTTGAAGCTGTTTGATCCCGTTGCATCATTGATAAATACTGCCAAGATATTTGCAGGAGTTAATCCAGAAGCCAAATCAAGCTGCCTCGTCACTACTGTATAACCTAATGTTACAGTATTTCCGGCACCTTTTGTAAGTTTTTCTGATCTTATAATTGCTGAATCCTTAACACGAAATCTATCACCAAATCTTGGTAAATGTTCAGGTAATAAAGTTAATTGTGCAGTTGAATTAAGTGATGTTCCATATTCCAATGTATCATTGCTTGCAGCATGTGCCTGATAAAGTACGTTGATCTCTTGTTCATCATACCTAATAAAACCTTTGCCGCCGCATGTTGTGCAAGCAGGATCATTGTCGATTCCCGTTGAAACATCATTAACACTAAACAAATCCATTCCTGCATCGGATGTTGGTATAGAACATGGGCAAACTGCTGTTTGTTCCCATACAACCGGTAATCCTTTTTGCTCCATAAGAATGCGGAATTGATCTAAGTTAAAATCAACTCTGCCTATTTTCTTTGCTTTTGGAGGAACTCTTGCAGGAAACAACATATTATATTACTCCAAATTTTGGTGTTTGATAATCAGCTTTCAATGCTTTTACGTATGCTTTCAATGTATTTTTATAACTTAAAATACGAGCACCATATCCACTGTTTGTTGCTGATGATGTTGTATCAACTTCTTGGCGTAAATTATCTACACCAATATTAAATCTTGCTATACCAGCACCAATTATCAGATCTCCAGCTACATCTAATGGTAATATTGCAGCAAGCAATCCAACACACCTAATCAATACTTCAGGAACTGTATGAACTTTTAATTCAATAATACAATCCGCATTGTTTGGTGCAGTTGCTAATCTAATCTCAACTTCCTTGGATCTTGGCCCACCATATCCGCGTACTGTATGAACTGCGTTTGCATCTGCTAAACCAGTTTGAGTAACATCAAATATAAAGTTAGGCCTATCAACTAAAAGCTCACCAAGATCAACTGTGATACTTGTTTGGCCCTGAGGAATGGTTATTGTTTTCTTTATAAAATTAAATCCTGCTTTGTACTTCAATCTGAAATATGAAGGCACTTGGCGATAATAGGAATAATTTGTTATAGGATCAATAAGAAGAGGAATTGCATTGGAAAAACTAAATGTTCCTAATGTTTCTGCTGATGGTATTAAGTGAAAAGCACCTGTATTTTCAGATGCTATATTAACCCAACTCAATGGGATGCTTGTTGGTTGATAATTTCCGTATGTAATTGCTATATCATCAACTTCTTTTAAGGGACGATGATCTGTGCTAATTGGCCACCAAGCTCTTCTGCTATCACTCATAGCATCATGCCTTTCACCAGTTATTACAGTATCATCAACGATAATACCTAATTCATTTTCAATCATGCGCAAAGCAGATGCAATACTGTGTTCAAACATTATATCCGGATATGCAGATCCATCGTCCAATGTTAAATCAACACCTGCGATGAATGTATCCTTCAAAAATTGCGGAGTAACAATATCGATGAATTTAAAATCAGCAGCCATGCGCAATCCTTTCCTTATTTAATATGATGTCGAAAAAAACCTCAACAGCTCGGAGAGAGAAAAGCTGTGAGGGAAAACATTAGTTTTATTGAACTAAACTATTTGTGCCAAAGCACATTTATCTCCTACCAACTATTCCTTAAAATACTTGGCTGTATGGGATTCCGCGTACTGTGAAGCACTTGGTTGGAACCTTAACAATTGGTGATCCGAAGAGCATCAATAGGAACTGCTTCGCAGCAGAAGTTTCGGCCAATGGACGACGTAAGAAATCAAGCATACGAGCAAATTCTACAACGTTTTGATCCATTTGCATGAATAAAGCACGACCACAAGAGTGACGCTCGATACCACGATCAACAAAAACCAAAGATCCATCAGCTTCTGCAGGAACCTCATAAAGAAGTACGCAAGAATCTAAATCTACAGCGTTGTTAGCAGCAGCACTCTCTGAACGATATACGCGATAATAACCACCAACCATATCAGCAGCAGCAGCAACTTCAACTTGGATACCAGCGGCACCAACTTCAAGGCCAAGAGCTCCACCGGCATCAAGAGTAAGAGGAGCGCTATATCCCTTTGAGCTAACGCCTACAACTTTGTACTTATAGAATTTACCAGCAGCAAATTCACCTTCAAGAGCAACACCATCAGCAACTTGCGCAAGAACTGCACCAGCACCGAGAGTTGGAAGAGTACCGGCACCAGCAGTTGGAGCCTTAAACTGACGATGAAGGAATGGAGCACTCATTACAGGAACTGGACCCATAGGGCCCATGATGTGAAGCTGTGGGCCTGCACCATAAGTAAGGATTCCATCTTTTTGTTGGCTGATCAAAAGCTGATCATTACGGCCACCTTGGATAGAAGCTTTAACGAGTTGGCTGTAAATACGAGGTTCTACAAATACAACGTCTGGCTTACCAAAACGTGGAGCACTGTGTAACTCACCAAGAACATCATTAAAGAGCTCAGGAACTGCAGTGTTTGTTGCAATTGCGCCACCCATATCGTGAGTGTTGCCAGAAAGATCGCCTGAACGAAGATCACTTTGAGTGTGAGCAGGATCTAATCTTTCGATTTGCTTAAGAATACCATCAAATCCCTTTGAAGAAGCACTCTCATCACCATAGAATAACTGGCTTTCAACTTTGCGCATAAGGCTCATTGTTCCGCGCTCAGTTTCCTCTGCGATTGCATTAGGATTAGCACCAATAATACCAACAAGGTTTGCAACGTCACTTACAGAACGACGCTCAGCCATATACTTGATTTTAACAGCTTTTCTCTCATAAGAAGAACGGCTGCTTCCAAAATCAGCAGATCCACCGCCACCCTCTTCAATGAAGGGGTCGAGATCTTGGCCATGCTCGTTGATTACAGCGAATTCATGGATTGTGTTAGTAACTTGTACTTTAGGTAATTTCTGCCAAAGAACAAGGTCGTTCATTGTAAAAGTTGCAGAAGCAAGAACGCTCTCAATTGATTGAGGAACGATAGGTGAAAGGGCACCATTTGCGCCGCCGGAAGTGGCTGCAGCAGTTTGGTAACCAACTTGGCTGTTTTTAACCATATCCGCGTTTTTACGGAGGTGGTCGTTAAGACGAGTTAATTCATTAACTGTCAAGGTTTCATTGTTCATAGGTAACATAATTATTTTCTTCCTTTATTAAAGTTTAATAGATGCGGGATTTACTCCGCTATTAAGTTGCACAATTGCTTTGTTAAGTTCTCTTGCACGTTCAACTGTTGAAACAGTCGCTAACTCTGCAAGTGCTTTGTTGATCAAATCGTCAGTTGAAACAGGTGCTTCAACAGCAACCTCTTTAACTTCTTCTACGGGATTAAGAACTTTAACGCTCTTTTGAACAGGCTCATTTAAGTTAGCTTCAACTGATTTCTCAATTGTTTCTACTTTTTCTTCCTGATCAGCGACGCTTTTCTTGATTTCCTCTACCTTAGTATCGATTTCTTCTTTAGCAGATTCAACTTTTGCGTTGATGCTTTTTTCGATATCTTCAACTGAAGGTATATTAAGTGCTTCCAATTTAGCAACAAGGGAATCAACCTTTTCACTTAATCCATCAATGTTCTTAGCAAATGCTTCAAACTTCTCGGTTTGTGATTTAACGATTTCATCCGCAGAGTTTGCTAAAATTTCAGCCACTTTTTTCTCATTATCTAATTGCTCTTTGATCTCAGTGAGAGCAACTTCAATGTTATTATCGGCCATGATTTTAACTCCTTATCATTTATTTTAATTTAAATAACATACTTTTTAACAAACCCTATGTGCAAAAACCTCACGTTGGTGAAAATAATTTAATTGCAATGTGGTTGTTGGCTACCCAATTGAGTGAGCCGAGGTCGAATAGTTTATTCTACATATATTATATATATCTATTTACTATTTTAATTATAATTTTTTTTTACTCATTATTTAATTATATAACAACAAGTGTTTTTTGAAAATTATTTTGAATTTTATTTTGGATGTTTAGGTGCAACGTCCTGTGTTTGATATACTCTTCTCATTTGTTGCATCATTTCCATGAACATCGCAGTTTGATCTCCTTTTTCCATCTGAGGATATTTGCGAACAATATATTCAAGGATTGTTTTAACATCTTTTGAACTCATTCCGTAATCTCTATATGATACTTCATCTTCTAATGATTGAGGAACGATAGGTGCGAGGGATTGCATCGAAGGAACAGATGCTTCCAATTCTTCTTCCTTAGGCATCTTAGGTTCGCGTGTTTGTGCATCAATCTTTGCACTTTGTATCTCTGCAAAATCAGGAGCAGGTCGTTCTGGTTTATCTTCCATTTGATTTTCCATATGAGCATCAAACTCACTTGGCGTCATATTATCAGGATTTTTACCATAACCTTTTTCTTTATCATCCATCATTTCATGGATTGCACCCATAACTTTTGGATCTTTTAATTCAGGAAATCTTTCAAGAAGCATTTCTGCCATAACTTTTGCTTCTTTATCTCCATCATCTTCCATTTCTTTTTTAACGCGCATCAATTCCATCTTGTAATCTTTTGCGTATTTCTCTTCTCTTTCCATTCTTGCTGTGCATTTAGGGCATTTTGAACAATCACCATCACAATCTTTACATTTATCACACATATCTTTGCCCATCATTTCAGCATGTTCCATCATTTCTGGCATTTTAACCTTCATATAATGATAAGATGATTGTATGTAATCAAGAGCGCGCGTCACTTTTGTTTGTACCCATTCCATAAGATCAACGTTTTCTGGCATTTGATCAAGTAATTCGCACATTTCATCAGCATACTCTTTAAGAATTTTGATTTGACGATACGTCATATCCTTATCATGATATTCACGTTCGTGTTTTTCAATTTTGTTCATATTTTTAATTATTTCCATTGTTGCATCTGCATTACAAGGATTTGAAGTAATAGAAACATTCAATACTTTAGATCGTTTAATGATTTTTGGATTCATTTTATCACGTTCAACAACTTGGCCTTCAACTGATAATCCTATTGAACGATCTGCACCAGCTTTTTTCATTGCTTCCATTGTTTCAATCAATGCTTTTACAGATGATTTATCTTTATATAGATAACCTTTAAGCATTGTGGCACCATAACCTTTATAAGATGTTTTGGTTACAGCTTCAGGTTGCCCCATAACAAACTCAGGGCCTTGCTTGTGCTCAAGATTTAAGAATCCACGCTTCAAAAAGTAATGCCAATCAATACCATCCTGTACGATTATCTCGCCCACTTCATCAGGAGCTTCTGTGGAAGCTATTCCCATTATCTTAATTCTTTGAGGCTCATCACGAGGAGATCCATCTTGGAATTCTGTATGGGTATAATTTATTTCTTTGCCTAAATCAATAGGCATCCATGCATTAAATGTATCTAATTTTTTTTTCATATTACTCAGGCCCTTTAAAAGTTGATTTTAATATTACATTTGGATCTATGTTTTGTTTTAACATTTCGAAAAATTGCACTGTTGCCCAACCTCCACATAAGTTAAAATCTCCATGATTAGATGATTTAAGTTTCTGAAGGTGTGTATGTGCTTTAACTAAATGTTCGGAAGTACATTCTCCTTTAATAAAGTTCTTTGCAATTCTTTTGCATTTATTTGTTGTTTTTAATTTTCTTGAATTTTTTAAACCATTGTTTGCAAATAAGATAATCGCTTGCCCAATTGTATGTGTATTAGGCTCCTGTTTAATCTCTGTTTTATCTTCTGCTTTTTTTTGTATATCCACCTTGTTTTCAACAGGGAGTTCTTCTGGCTTAATTTCTTCTTTTTTAACAAGTGCTGCTGCACTCTTCTGAAGTTTTGATATTTCAGATGCTTGAGATCTGGCATTTTTTAATAATTCAGCAAAACTCATTCTTTGCTCTCCTTATTAAACCGTTCAACCATCATTTCTGCCCAAGCTCTTCCCGGATTTCCTCCCCAAATTATCCATGCAGTATATCCATTATCGTTCCAAGGGAAATCTTTATCTTCAGGTTTAACTTCTTTGTTCTTTTCATGACGATCGAAGAAAGCTTTCATTCTTCTGATTGTTTCTTCAGAAAGATTTTCTCTATTTGCAAGTTGCCTTGCTCTCGTCCAACCTATCTGGGTTCCACCTTTTACTTTATCTCCATGTTTTTCTCTTGCGTCTATAGCTCTTTTTGCTTCATCAGCAACATGTTGTGGTGGTTTATATGAATCTGTTGATTTCTCTAAGGCTTCTGTTTCTTCATTTTTCTTTAAGTGCCTTGCCCATAACTCTTTATCAGCTCTTCTTGCTCCACTCTTTGAATCAAATAAGAAGGCGTATGTACGAGCTCTTGCCCAGGATTGTGGTGTTTGCCCAGGACGATGGCCTGAAGATGCAAATGCTGCTAATCCTTTATCATAAACTTCTTCGATAATACTTCTTGAAACACCAGAAACTTTACTTGCAGCTCTAATAAATTCTTTTTTCCCTGGCTTCTTTATCTCTTCTCTTACAGCAGCAGCTTTCTTTGATTTAGTGCCTTTGTTTTGTTTCTTTGCTTTATCTATATCATCACCAGGCAAGGGTGAGTAATCAGGTTTATCTAATTTTTTTCTTCTTTCGAGTTCTTTCTCTCTTTTACGTGCTGTTTCTGGATCTAATCCTTCAAAATATTGAGCGGGATGTTCTATTCCATCTTTGTCGTAATCAACTTTCTTTTTTTTTAGATACTCGAGTTCTTCATCATCATATATTTTATATAGCTCAACGTTCATTTCACCAAAGAATTCATCCATTTCGTGATGAATGTTTTTTCCTATTGCGTTATCTAAATAACTTGGATCATTTGTGTTGCCCATTGATGTGGGTTTATCAGGCTTATCGTTATCATCTGCTTGAGCTGAATTTGCTGCTTGACGTTTTGGCTTCTTTTTTGGATCTTGTTTTAATCTTGCTATTGCAATTTGTTCATCAGAAAGCTGTGGTTTTGTTGAAGTATCTTCTTGTGGTAACTCAGTAATATCCTGCCCACCACTTCCGAATTGCTCACCAACTTCCAAACCTTCTCTGTTTATTGCAGTTGCTTTAAGTGAAGCATAATGAATACCAATAATATCTCCATCTTCCAAAGGAGGTAAATCATGATAATGACGTATTTCATTGATCGTCATATAACTCATTTTGTGATGCTCAATTTTAATCTTATCAATTGCTGAAATACTATCCATTCCAGTAAATTGGAACATGTATTTAGGATTGATTTGATTCATTAAGTATTTGTTTATCCATACTTCAACACTTCTTACAAGTGGTCGCAAACCTTTTTCGCGTCCTAATAAAACACGTGCAAACGGATCTTGCGTAAATAAAGTATTTTTAATACGTTCAACAGTAAATTGAAATCCAATCTCTGCTGGATCTAATTGATAAACACCACATATAACTTTAATTAAATAGTGCAGCCATTCTTGATATTCCATTTCAGAATTAGAAGAGCCAAGTTGCACTGATTGTATTTGTTCATCATTATCAGGATCTAATTGAATGAGAGGTGTGCGTTTGGCGTTATTAACACCAGTAAGCATCTGGTAAAACTCTCTTCGGAATGCCCTAAATAACTTGGGGTTCATTTTTGATTTAACTGCGATAATACCAGATGTGCTTATGCCATTAGTAAAGTTTGCTGTATTATATGCCTCTGCATTAAATATATTTTGTAATGATTCATAAATCTCTTCAAGCTCTGGGAAACCATATCCCATAACTCCAACATCTGATCTTGGTCGCCTTACACCAAAACATAAATCTTTTTGATTATATTCTGCAACGATTTTATTATCCAAAACTTGTACATAATGCACACCATCAGGATCACGTTGCCCTGTGCTCATTTCTCTCTCAGAATAACCTGCACGACGAATTGTTGCAGCATCAACTGATGTAAATGAAACTATTTCACCTTTTTTGTTTCTTACTATTTCAAAGTTGCATTGATCATAAACCAAAGAATCTCTTGTAATTTGACGCATGAAATTTTCAAACGACATTTCAAAGTTCTTTTGTTCTGTTCCGCATGAGAGCATGAATTTTTCAAGTTCTCTAATTTCTTTAACTTCCTCTTCATTAGGAGAAGAGTTAGGATCAGCAAGGTAAATCCTAAAACCTAATCCATCTTCGTCAGCCAATGATGCAAACTCTGCCATTTGATTAACGCGTGTTTGTATAATTGCTGCAATAAGTGGATGTGAGGCCAAAGAACGCAGTGTTTCATAGTTAAATTTTCTTTTTCCAACGTTTGAATCAGCAAAAAAGTATCCTCTTCCGGTGCCATCACCAGCGAATGAAGAACTTTGCTGTGCTTCTCTTGGATTGAAATCATAACTTAATGCATTTGCTTTAATGATGTCGTCCTGGAGATCATTAATAATGTCGCTTTCTGAAAATCTTTTAGTAATTGCTTCTTCATTAGCAACTTCTTCAAGCATTTCATCATACGATTTTTGGTTAATACCAAATATTTTATTTATAAAACTCATTTTTTCTCCAGAAGTCGTTTTATTTAGCTTTTGTGTTTTTCATCTTTAATTGGTAATCACTAATGATCTTAATCATCTTATCACAGTGACACATGCACGAACGTATATCTTTCTGGATGCTTTTTAAAATCTCAATTTGAAGTTTTTCTGCTGCAATATTATCTTTTTTCATGGGAATTGTTCCTTTGTATAATATTAATTATATCATCCAGTTGTTTTTTATAAAAAAAATTTAATTATTCATTAAATGTTGTATGTTCGTATCCACTCTTGTGAGAGTTTGTTGCAAATCACCCATATCTTCTTTCATTATAGAAATTTCAGATTTAAGTTCTTTGATATCATTCTTGTAATCTTTAAGTTGTTCAACTTCAGTTTCTAACTTCTGAATTTGCTTTGCTGTATCTTTTGAATCTTTGTGCCAAGTATAAAATAAGCCTATGAGCCCGAGAAACGAGCCAAGGCTTAAGGCAATCGGTGTTTCCATATTTAAATAATCCTGTGATTGAAAAGTTGTCGGGCCCCACCAGCCCGAGCACGCCTCATTCGGCCCACCTCTTACAAAAAGGGTATCTTCATTATACCAAATCAATCACGAGGTTTATCTCTGTTGAAATGCGATTATCTTAATTGATAAAACATATTCTATAAACGAGAAGTTTAACCAGAGTTAAATCTCGTTACTATTAGAATGTGCTTAAATCAACTGCCTTCCAAGAATTACTTGAGATACAAACATAAAGCTTGTTTGAATCAAAGCGAATATCACCAGCTGTACCAGTTGCGCTTACAGAAGCTGGAGCAGATCCAGTACTTCTCAATGCACCTGATAATGTTGAAGCTGCAGCAATTGTATTTGCCTCGAAATCACCCTTGCTAAATCCACCTTGGCTTGTATCAACTGTTGATGTAGGCTCTGTATCAGTTGTGAATACCTTGAATTTATCATCTGATTCATCGAAAACAAATCCGCAGAATGCGCCTGATGAACGTTGTGAATAAAATCCGTGATCTTTAGCACCAGTATTATTAACACCAAACTCGATCAAAGTATCAGCGAATGAGATATTAGCACCAGAAGCACTTAACTGGCCAGAAGCTGTAATATTACCAGTAATAACAGCCGCGCCGGAAAGTGTAAGGTTACCACCAACGTCAAGATTTGATGTGATATTTACAGAACTTGGCAAACCAATTGTAATTGCATCGCCAGATACTGCTGTTTCAATCTCATTTGATGTTCCATTAATAGTAAATGTATCACCAAGTTGAAGAGCTTGAGAACCACTTCCACCAGCAAATGTAATTGAATCACTAACAAGCATGTCGTTTGTGATTTGCTCATCAGCGATTGAACTCGTCATTGCAACAGCGCCAGAACCATCAAAACTAATATTAGCAGCTCTAACTGGGCCAGCAGTAATACCGATATTTACTGCAGATGCCAAAGCTGTTGCAGTTGCTGCATTTCCAGAAGTTGCAGCATTAATGGTTGAAGGTAAGCTAAAGGTATATGTATTACTTCCTGTAGCATATGCAACATCAACTTCATTTGAGGTACCAGCGATATTAAAATCACTGCCTAACTCGATAGTTTCTTGAGAAACTCCACCAAGTTTAAGAGTAAGGCCTGGGTTAGCAAGCATATCATTGGTAATTTGATCATCAGCGATAGATGATGTAAGAGCAATTGCTCCAGAACCATCAAAACTTACGTTTGCTGCGCGAACTGGGCCAGCAGTAATACCAACATTTACAGCAGAGTTAAGAGCATTTGCTGATGAAGCATTACCATTAAGTGCTGCTGAAATTGTTGAAGGCAAGCTAAAGGTATATTTGTTATCGCCACTTGCATAAGTAACGTCGATTTCATTTGATGTACCTGCAATATCAATAAATGATCCAAGAGCGATTGTTTCTTGTGAAGATCCAGCAAGTTTAAGTTCGATACCAGAGTTAGCTAACTTCTCATTTGCAATTGATCCAGCAAGTTGTGCGTTAGTAATTGATCCAGTTAAGCTTGAAGTAGGATAATCAGTAGCATTTGTAAGATCAAAAGCAGGTTGTGCATTTGCTCCACCAAGTGAAACGCTTACGCCACCAAATGAAACTGCACTGTTTGTTAGCTTGCCATTTGAAATACCGCCTGCAAGCATTGTATCAGTAATACCGCCTGCTTTAACTCGCAATGCGTCTGAGTTTGTTTCGATTGAACTATCATCAACATTTACTGAAAGTATTTGTGTTGCTCCTAATGCAAGGCCATCACCAGCAGTTGCTGCCTTAAGACGCAAACCACTGTTATCTTCAATAGCAGATGCTGTTGCAAGTTGAACCGCAGAACCACTTACTTTATCAGAAGTAGAGATTGTTGAAAGTTTTGAATCAGCAATTGATCCAGCAAGCATTGCATTAGTAATACCTGTTGCTTTAACACGTAATTGATCACTATCAAGTTCAATTGAAGAATCATCAACACCAACAGCGAGTGCCACAGTTCCACCAAGATCAACTGATCCGCCACCAGAAAGGCCATTGCCAGCAGTTATTGTAATTGAGCTGTTTGCAAGGTTTCCGTTTGAAATAGATCCTGCAAGCATGTCGTCAGTAATTTGATCATCAGCAATTGTTGAAGTAAAGGCAACGTTTCCGGATCCGTCGAAGCTTATATTAGCAGCACGAACAGGGCCTGAAGTGATTCCGAAGTTTCTTCCAGTTGCAAGAGTTGTTGCAGTTGTTGCATTACCAGTTAGCGCACCTTCAACGTTAGCAACGATTGAAGCTTTGTTTGATCCGCTTAAAGTGCCCATAACAGTTGTTGGCTCAGATGCAAGATCTTTAAATGCATAGAATTTTCCATCATCTGCATCACGTGCAATACCGTGGAATTTATCTGATCCATCATTTGATTGGCCATAAAAACCAATATCAAGCGAATCAGCACTGTTTCCACGTGCAAGTTTGATCAAGGGATCTTCAGCTTCAACAGTAGTTACCTGCAATGAAGTTTGAGTTCCAGTTACGGTGAGATTACCAGAAATTTCAACATTTCCTGAAGCGGTTAATGTTGCTGTTTGTACATCACCTGCGTGTAGAACACCCCATTTTAGGGAAGTTGTACCGAGATCATGCCCAAGGTTTGTATTAGGTTTAATTGCGCTCATGTTATACTCCTATAAGATTTTTTGTTTTGCGTAATTTTCTGCAGCTAACCATATTTCAATTTGTCAATCAAAAAAAAATATTTTATAAACTATCTATAATTATATGTTTAGTTGCCAAACTTTAAATTTATTTTTTATTTTTTGTAAAAAATAGCTCAGGTATTTCCCCAAAGAAGTTCGCAACTTTCGCTCTATTTAAATTTGTAGAAACGATAAGATGTCCGAGTGCGAGGCGATCCAATACGAATTCGAACTTGCACGGATAAGATCGACCCTCATTTTTCATGTATATACAATTATTCTTTATTGTTGAACCTCTTTTTGAATTGATTTCCATCTTTTCTTCAGAAGTTTTATTTTCCCAAAAGGTTTTCATTGCATTTGATAAATTAGGGTTCATGGTTTGATCTCTGTTTTTGCTTTATTTGTTTTATATATATTCAATCAAGGAAGTATCTTCCAAAAAACCGGGATTAATTGGTTGATACGCCTGTGAATGTAATATCTCCGTCGCCATTAACAAGAAAGTGTCGATCTCCTTCACGCTCAGCTTTTTCTCCGTAAAACTCAAAATCAAATGTAGTTGGGAAAGTTGCTAAGGCTGCAAGTAAATCAACTTGGAATGGGCCAAAGTGGCCTCTGAATTTTGGTGCATCGTTAAAGATAACATGATCATCATCTTGTTCAAATAAACCACCACCACGAACTTGTAATGAAGCGATATCTGTATCATTACTTACGATTGCTGCTTCCGCAGTATCAAGATCATCAGCAACAGTTTTAAGTTTTGTATCTAATGCTTCACGAGCAGCTGGAATTGTAGAAGCACTATCCATAAAGTTAGTGCCACTGTGTGCAACATATGCCCCAGAAGAACTTAAACCTGCTGCAGTTTCAATTGCATCAACTTCAGTTTGTAGTGCAGAAATACTTCCACCACTAACGCTTGAAATATCTGTTTCATTAGTTTTAACTTGTGCATCCAAAGCTTCAATGGCAGCTTTTAAACTATCACTATTTCCAATGAAGTTTGTGTTTGCATAATTTGCCTTAGTTCCTGCTGTTTGCAAACCAACTGAAGTTCTGATATTTCCTTGAATATCATTTATCAAGTTCTGGTTTGTATCTAAAACCTTAACAGCCGCAACAACAGTTGCTTGGCCATTGATAAAGTTTGTTCCTGTTATACTTAATGATCCATCTGCCTCTAAACCAACAGATGCTTCAACGGTATTAACTGCAGTAGTTAATGTTGCATCAGCAGCAGCTCTTGCAGCTTCTTCTGTATCCAAATCACCTTGAGTTGTTCCAAGTTGTGTATCTAATGCTAATGTTGCTGCGCGAACTGTTGCAGCAGAATCAAGATAATTTGATCCACTATATGTTTGGAACGTACCATTTGCATTTAATCCAACAGATGTTTCAACTTGATTTATTGCAGTAGTTAATGTAGTATCTGCAGCAGCTCTTGCTGTTTCTTCTGCATCAACTTCATCTTGAGTAGTTTTAAGCTGTGTATCTAATTGAGTAATAGCAGCTTTTAAACTTGTTCCACTTGTTGCATAGTTTGCACCAGAAATTGCTGTATATCCACCATCAGAATCTAAACCAATGTTAGTTTCATGAGTAGTTGATAAAGTTTCTAAATCATCAATATCACCTTCAGCATTAGTAACTCTAAGATCGAGAGCTGATAATTGAATTGCAGTTGCCTTTGTTGCTAATGAATCGAAGTTAGCTTTAACTTGTGTATCAAGTGCGGTTATCTCTCCAACAATTGAAGAAGCTGAATCAAGATAGTTTGTGCCAGAGCGAGAAACATATGTTCCTGTTGATGATAAACCTATCGCAGTTTCCTGTGTATTGTTTAAAGCAATTTGTGCAGTAATTTGATTTGCATTACCAAGTATATCACCAGCGTTAGTCGCAATTTCACCATCTAATGTTTCAACAGCAACTTTTAATGAATCAGATGCACTAAATAAGCTTGGAGTTGATGTATATGTTATACCACCGTTAGAATCTAATCCAACAGCTGTTTCAATAGCATCAACTTCAGTTTGAATTGCTGTAGTTGTAGAGCTTGCTGCTTTACTTGCAATTGCTGATGTATTAGTTGCAATACTTGCTGTGTTTGTTGCAATATCATCTTCATTAGTTTTAATTTGTGCATCAAGTTTATCATCAGCATCTTTTAATGAAGTTGCAGATCCAATGTAATTACTTCCACTGTTTGCACCATAAGCACCAGTTGTTCCCAACCCGGCACCAGCTTGTGTTGCATCAACTTCATTCTCTAATGCTGTGATCTCTGTTGCGTTAGTAGATCCGGCACTTGAGAGAGTAGTTACTGTTGATGAAAGGTTTGAAAGATCTCCAACAGTTGTTTGAAGTTGTGTATCTAATGCATTGATTTCTCCACGAACCGTAGTTGCTGAAGATATAAAGTTTCCACTTGAGTTTGCACTAAATGATCCATCTGTTTCTAATCCAACAGCCGCTTCTCCTGCATCAACAGTTGCTGCCAATGCTGTTACAACAGATGTATTGGCTTTTCCACTTAATGAACTTGAAAGGCTTGATATGGAAGATTCTGCTGTATCTAAATCAGTTTGAGTTGTATTTAACTGTGTATCTAATTGTGTTACAGCAGCTTTTAAAGTTGCTCCAGTTGCAAATGTTGCGCCACTTATTGCAGTATATGAACCATTCGAATTTAATCCTGCACCAGCTTGTGTTGCATCTAACTCATTTTGTAATGCAACTGTTGATGATCCACCTTCAAGAGTTGTAAGACGTGATTCAAAATCTGCTGATTTAACTTCTTCTGCATCAATATCTGATTCTGCAGCCGATACGCGAGTATCGAGTGCTGATAATGCAGTTGCAGTTGCTTTTGTTGCCAATGAAGAAACATTTGCTTGAACAGCAGTATCGAGTGCAGTAATTTCACCAACAATGCTTGAAGCAGAATCGAGGAAGTTTGTGCCAGAACGACTTTCATAAGCGCCAGCAGTGCTTAAACCAATTGCTGATTCATGAGCATCTGCCAAAGTTTGAAGCGCTGTATCACCAGATGTTCTATTTGTTATCTCGGTGCTCAGATTGCTGGCGTTTGTACTTATTGCACTTTCATTGGTATCAACCTGTGTATCTAATAAAGTGATCTCTCCAGCAATCGTGGTTGCACTATCTAAATAGTTTGTACCACTTCTTGCAACATGTGCGCCTGCAGTTGATAATCCAACTCCACCTTCAACAGCATCAACTTCTGCTTGAAGTGCAGCAAAACTTCCATTTCCTAATGATGCAATATCATCAGCATTGGTTTTGATTTGTGCATCTAAACGAAAATCGGCATTTGCCAATGATGTTGCTGATCCAAGAAAGTTTGTTGTGCTATCTTGAATATAATCGCCGTTTGTTGCTAAACCTGCAGCTGATTGTGTGTTATCAAGCTCAATCTGATTTGATGCTCCACCACCACTTAGGCTGCTGATTTGATTTTGTAAATTTGTTATTTGTGCTGCAATAGTTGTTGAAAAATTAGCATCATCATTAATTGCTGCAGCAAGTTCGTTTAAAGTATCGAGAGCGCCCGGTGCGCTATCAATGAGTTGTGCAAGTTTTGATTCAAGCAAAGCAGGTGTGATAGCTTTGAACTCATTTGTTCCGGCTAAAGCTTCTGCAATTGTCGCAACTTGTATCAACCCAGGCTCGATCTTCGTGCCTTGTGATATTTTTGCGTATTTAATCGACATATTACTTGGCCTCCTCTGAAATAAAGGTTAAGTAAATTGCTGCATCTGCTGCAGTTACGCCTGTAAGATCAAGCTTAACACCATCAAATACGATAGAGTTGCTTTGGCCACCAATGATTACCACGTCGGCACCAGCAATATTATTTTCAGAAGCAAGAGCATATATTTCTGATCCAGCAGGACGTACAGAAACATCAAATTCTCCTGAGCCGTCGCCTTTATAATCATTACAATTTACTTGAAGCTTAAGTGTATCAAGAGCAGGATTAAATCCTAAGTTGCTTGAATCAACACTTAAAGTTGCTGCACCAGCATTAATATCTGGATTAGCATTACCATCAGATCCAGCAGCAATTTCTGTGATTACCAATTTAGCAGCATCTGATACGACTGCAGTAATAACATCACCATGGATTGTTTGTTTGATTGAAAGCTTATCTGATTTATACCCAACAATTAAAGTATCAGGTGATTGTGATCCTGCATATGCAACAGAAACTCTTCTATTCATTTCTGCAGCTGTTCCTGCATTTTTGATACCAACAGCAATATTTCCATTGCCAAGTGTTGATCCATCAAATGTATCAGATGAATCTTCAAATTCAAGCGTAACAACGCCGTTATCTGCAACGTCGCGCAATGCAATCGTTTCTCCATCAAGGTCGAGAGAGGCAAGTTCAATCTCAACTTCCTCGCGTACTTTATTCACTCTTAGAGGAATAGAAAATTTTCTTGTTCTATAGGTAATGGCCATTTATAACTCCTTATCAATTAAATTTTTGTGAAACCATGGTTTTGGGTTTGATCCAAAAAACTCTCAAGCGAGGAATCTCCTGAAATATTATCAGAAGGCTGCGCTTTTTGAACGATGTCGTTTTCAATTTTACACCAAGGATAGTTCTTTTTTATTTTCCGGGAAAAGAAACTTCCTTTACTTTCACTCATACAAAAAGATTTATACACAGATAAAGGAAGATTATACAAGTAAATATCATCTGCATTTGCAAACTTTACTAAAAGTATTTCTTCCTCTTGATCATAATATGTTTCTTGTAATAAAGATGATTGAACAACATCAAACTTTTTGTTTAAATGTTTCTTTATCTTTAATTGAAAATCTTTAGTTAATTTCATCTTCTATACTCACTAATTATCTATAACGTATTATATGAAGATACAGTAATTTTGTAAAATTAATTTTAATACATAGTTAATTATATGTTAAAGTACCTTTTTAGAAAAAAAAGTTTTACATACTGAAAATTAAGTATAGTATAATATTCTAACGACTAATAATTTGAACCGGTTCTTATTATCTATTTATATATTATCTAATTATCTATAGTATTATATATACTCTAACATCTAAATTTATAAAATTATTTTATATTTAATTTAAGATTTATTTAAGTTTCGTACCTCAACTTAAGATAAACTTAAATAATATTATATACTTAGAACTTAAATAACTTAATTAACTTAAATAAAATAAAAAATTAATTTGTAAAAGTTTCAGATAATTGATATGTTAATACATACTTAATAATAACAGATCTATATACTAAATACTTACTAATATCAGCTATCTTAAGAATAGAATATAATAATTACAGAACACTTTAGATATAGATCTGTTTTTTATTATCTATTAGTAAATAGAAACTATAATATAATAAACTAACTATATATCAGTATTTTTAATATAAAGGAGAAAGAATCTGATGAGTGATGAAAAAGAAACAGTTGAGCCAACTCTAACATTAAACCTTCAGCAAATTCAAGGTGTTCAAATCTTGATTAATGCAGCAGAAGCATCTCAAAGAGCTGGGATCTTTTCCCTTCAGGATGCATCTTTAATTTTTGAAACAATCAAATTATTTGTTCCAGAAGCTGTTGATCAAACACCTAAGCAAGAGGAGGTTCAATCGAAGGCTTCATAATATACGCCACAAACACGACGTTAATCTCTGTTTAATTTTCTGCAACAATACATTAAAACATATGGATTATAAAAAACAAACAAACAGAGATTAATTCTATACTTACTAATATTATTTCAACCTTGGCCCAAAAGCTAAGGTTTTTTTATATTTGCAAATCGAACTTAAATAACTTAATAACTTTATTATTTAACTTGAACTTAATTCGAACTTAAATCAACTAACTTAAATCAACTTAAATAAACAACTTAATTCATTAACTTAATTAACTTAAATAAAATATAATCATATCATATACTTAGAACTTAAATCCAAGTTAATTAATTAAGTTATTTTTTATCTTTATCTCCAAAGTAATTTGGATCTGCATGTTCTTCCCAATCATCAGATGCTCTAAACTGCATCCAGAAATCATCCATAGTTTTTTGATCACCTTTACCTTCAGATAACTCTCCATCTGCACCATACATTTGTGTGCCAAAACTTACAGAATAGTTTCCTGAATTTGAATCCACTTCTTCGATTGCCCATTTTAAGGAAGTTAAAGTATCATCATGTTTTGCAAATGGCCAAGAAATAGCTTCTTCCTCAAAAGCATTCATTATTTGACGACAGTTTTCATCCATATAGGGAAAACGAACAAGTTTATTCTCAAATAAAACAGCTAATCTGTGTATTTTTATTTTAAGAGAATTTTTCTTGCTCATTATTACACCTCTTACAGGTAAATCTGTATGTTTCATCAGTGCATCAACATGCAACGCACCAAATGAATTCTTTTCCACAGCAACTCTTCTTACATAATCCTTATGTTTATTATACATCTTTACAATTTCATCCATTATTTTTTGCTGTGATAAACCTCGATCCCTGAAAACATCTAATACCCAATATATTCCTGTTTTTGTATCCTTTGCAATCGTCCATCCCACTGTGAAATCACTATCCTTTTTAGCTGCTTTCTTTGCATCAGATTCGATTGCAAGATCCCATCCTTGTGCAACAACACATTTTGATAAATCTAACTGCGGTGGATACATATCGAACGTGTATGTGCTTGTTTTACATTCTGCAATCCAATCAGATTTAATAACACTATCTTCAGCAGCAATAATTTTATTTTGCATTTCTCTTTCGAATAATGTTGAACCCATTGAACGACGTTCCATTAATAAATATTTTATATCACGAAACTCTGGCCAAAGAACTTCTTCATCCCCTGAAGTAACAACATCTTTTAAAACTTCACGACCACTTTCCATGCGTTCAACAATATATTCATATGTTGTGGGCCATTTTATTATTGCAGGCTCTTGTATAACTTCAAACGTTGGATCATTAATCATGTGATGATAAATATCATCCCCACTTTTTCTCGTTCCAATAACCAACATCAATCCACCCTGATTTAATATAGGTGTTACAGTTGCTGCAAGCCAATCTCTTGTTTTTTGTCGAACACCTGCAGATGCACATGTACGCTCATCTTCAAGGTCGTCAATAATAACAATATCAACGTGCGCCCCAGTTATAGATCCACCAGCGCCAACAGCTTCTATTGTTGGATCAACAGATTTACCATCACGCTGCACATATATTTGTGTTGCTGTAAATTTAGCGGATCCTCCTTCAAACGGAATACACCCTTCACCACACCAATCTTCTTGCACAGTTGGAGAATCCATAAAGGTTTTTATCAAACGAACTCTCTTTTCTGCCTGCCCTGCAGATGCGCTGATAAATAGGATAGATACATTTCTATTCAAACATATCTTCCTCAGAGCAAATGATGCACTTAGCAACGATTTCCCATGGCTTCTGGGGCTTAGCACGAGCAATTTCTTTTTTTGCCCACTTGATGCTGCCTCACTTTCCAAACGATCAATTGTGTTTAACCAGTTTGATCTATGTTTTGCTGGCGTCATTTTTAAATAGTATTTATCAAAGAAAATCGGGGAAGCTGCTGACAAAGCTCTCCGGCCTTCTGCGGATCCAATTAATTTATTTAATGCATCTTTATTCATTACACAATTCCTAACTCGACCAAGCGCTCAAAATAATTATAAGAAACGTGCAGATATTCACAAGGGATAACATAACACATTTGCAGGACGTGATCGACAACAACTTGGCCACACATTATTTTGCCCCGTTTCTATTGGAATTACCAATCATCGATTGCGCAATTGCATCACGATGCGCTGGATCCAATGTTCGACCACGAAGCGCAGCAGCAATCTTTTCATTATGTTCAGGAGATCTCTTTCGTGTTATCTTCTTATTAGGATCCTTTCGAACATACTTACGCTTCTTTCGCGGCTGGCATGGCGGATCACCTTCTTCACATTGGCAATTGTCGCATGTGGGATGAACAACTTCTTCTTCAATAGGCTCTGGGGCGATTTGCTTTTCTTCTTCCATTTTTTTTATCCTTTTATTTAATAAATCTGTTTTATATATATAATTATATCTACTATAACGAAAATATAAAAAATAAATGAAAGGAATTTATTATGCCTGATTATAGATACGCTTGCACAAACGAGGAATGTGATGCCAGAGAATTCACAGCAAAGAAATCAATGGACGAATATCAAGATCCAACACCTTGCCCGAAATGTGGCACAATGTGTGAAAGATTGAAAACAGATTTTTGCAAAAACTTTAGATTAAAAGGAGCAGGGTGGTACTCTTCAGGATATAATGGCGCGTCAAACGGTGGTGCATCTTGGGCCGCAGAACAACGCAAAGCAGGAAAGGATCCATTCAAATGATTTCATTCGAATCTCAATTACATAACTTAAACGCAGCACAATCTCTAAGAATAATCAGGATGCTCACAGCAAAACATAATCTCTCACCAAAGGAAATATATGAGGATTATCCCAAAGATGTCGCAGAAACAAAACAGTGCTTCATAAACAGCATGGAAAACAACCAAGGCCTAACTGAAATGGGGAGGCATTTAAACGCTTCACACATCACACCATCACAAAGCGGCATGAGCCCGGGGAGATGCGCCATATAATGCCAGAGATATTTCACCACGATCCACAACCCGGCGAATTATGGCACATCGTCAATCCATTCTGGTGGCACAGTGGAAATGATATTCCCGAACACTGCGTTATATTACGCATTGATAAACGTCCAGATGGCGATCACCAAATACATATCCTATCAGCACTCGGCGAAGAATCAGTTCCCATATGGGTTTTCAACAAAGATGCCTATAAAATATCAAAGTAAAAAGCTCTCGGATTTCCGAGAAAATTTTTTTTGGCTATGCAAAAGATGGGCACGTCACAGCCGTTTTGCAAACTTAAGTGGGGCCCATAAAAAAAAGTGCATTATATTTTTAATTTTTCTACTTACTGGATATAATTAGATTTAGAAAAACAAAAAACACAAAAGGCAAATAAACCTGCCACCTAAAGGAGAACATCATGGCTTATTACACAACAGGGCATTTACAAGGATTTTTTGAGGCACTCGTCGAGGATATCATCAAAATCGAAAAAGATGGCACAATCAAAACCACTTCAGGATTCGAATCACCGGTCGGGCAACTGGCAAAATACGCTTTCGATAGGATGTGGGAAGGCTTCATGGACGAAGATGGCCCAGATGATGAAGAAGGGGCCGAGATTTACGCGCACAATCACTTTAAAGAAGAAATGATGTATTACCTTACTTCAAACATCGATGATTTCTACTATGAAACAGAAGATCCTATTGGCATCCTCAACACAATGATCTCAGGAACAGGCCATTCATACGTCGATATGAAATTAATTACGCCTGAAAATGTATGGGCTTGGATTGCACACCTCCCACTCCCGTGGGTTCATGAAAAAATATTGCAAATTAATGGCAAAAAAAATTAAACAATTTGCACTTTGATGATATAATTAATTTATCTGAACTTCCACTTTCCCTGAAAAACATGTTTAAGTCGCTTTTTGTTATTGAATCATATGCTTGATTCTCCTTTTACATGCATCTTTGAGGATTTGGTCAGTTTAAGTATTCTTCGCTACAAAGGAATTTGTCACTCCTTTCCACAAAAACAGAGATGTTTTCACCCTGGTCGAAAGATTGGGGTTTTTTTATGCGAGTAAATCGATGGGAATTCACAAACACACACAATCACACATGCCCAC